AAAACATTCTGGAGAAAGGCTCCCGGCAAAACTTGCCTGGCGTGCTCCTCTGATATCCCCTGCTTTCTAAGTTCGTAATACTGGTGGCAAGCGTTCTGGTAGACGATGGCCAGCTTGGCGTTGTCATGCTCTCTCCAGAGATATGGGTCTCCTTGGCGATCCCTGTAGGTGCCAGGGGGCCGGAAATGGAAAGCCTCCTGAACCGGGAGCGCACCAGTGGCGACATCAATAAAGCGCTGCCCTGTATATCGATTGGACTGAACATCGAAAGAGGCAATGCGATGCGTCCTTAGTTGAACCATCGTGTCGTGATCCACTTGGAGTAACACCGATAGATGGGCGTGCTCCAGGGGGCCGTAATGGCCGCGATCTCCCTTGAGCAGACGGCGGACAACAATTTCCCCGCAGCGGTCCTCAGGTAAATCGGTATCCCAGACAGGGAATTCCGAGTAATCGTTGTGAAGAGCAAGGTAGATACGCCGCTGCGGCATATCACCTGTAGGTCCTATCACCCACAGCTTGAAGGGGTTTTCTGATTTGGGCGGAACAGGCAAGGGCGCAAGGGCAACCTGCCCGTCTGGGGTGGTTTCCATGAGCCACTCTGGGGTAGGCGCTGCAGTCATGAGGAAGTGGATAGAGAGTCAACTGTTGGGGATTGTTCAATCAGGGTTCTCAAGCGGCCCAACTGGACATATCGATGCTGTTTCATTGCGGCCAATGATCGGAGAACTGCATCAGCAGAGTCAGCGTCCTCAGCCAAGGCCGCTTGGGCAGCCCTGGCATGACAGATGCACATATGGTTGATAGTCCAATAAACAAGGTCAGCTAGACCTTCGCTTTCCGGAGGTTGCCCTCCTGCGATCATTTCCGCCACAGCAGCGGCATCTGCGGCGGAAAGTGCAATGTGAGACTCTACAAGCATTGCCTTGATTTCAGCCTTGGCTTCAGGGCTGCTGTCGTGGCAAGTGGGGAGGGCTGATGAATTGACGATCCGCCTCCCCCAAGAAAGAGACAGTTCGTAAGCATAAGCACGCGCTTCTTGGGCTAGGTCCCATTTCTCGCCTGCGCAAAGGACCTCAAGGCCAGCAATGACAGGCTCGAGCGCACAATCACGTTGCATATCTCTGTCAGCAGGCGAATCCAGTTTTGATAGGCAAGCGATCTCCGCGGAGAGGAACTGCCAGAGGACCAGGGAAAGGTCCTTCCCCTTGGAGAGAGCGCAAAACTCAGTAAATGAGTCGAGATCTTCAGGAGGAAATGCTTCGGGAGGCCCAAAGAAAATGGACAGAGCAATACTTGCAACCGGCCCTGGCAGGCACGATGAAAAGTGGTGAGTCAACTCGGCCGGGCGGTGGGCCATCCCTTCGAATGCGTGTTTTGTGGACATTGAAGACCGCGGGGGTGAGGCCCGGATGATTCACATGGCACAACGTACTCTAAAGCGCGCAATCGTGCAAGCTATGTCTTGCAGTCTTAATCACTCGGACTCCAGGGGTCCTTCCACTCTCTGCCTGATCCATTCGGCATTGGCTCGCTCAAGCCTGGCGAATGCGGCTGGAGAACAGTCACGAGCAGCCTCGATGTAGGACTGGGTGTCAGAAATCAGGACAGAAGCGGCAGGGAATAGTTTGATCGTGGCCAATTTCCTGTTGGCGTAAAAGTGTGGGACCCCTTGCACTCGAATATGCAACGGGTTGCAACAGAAGGGATTTTCGCAGATGTTCTTAACCGGCAGCCTTCCGATGTCGCCCCATGTGAACCAAGTGGCCACTCGAGGCGCAGAGTATTGACGGCCTCCACCCCAATGCCTCTTCAGGCGGAAGTAGGTGGAGCTGCCGTCTTTGTAATAGGAGCCCTGCCAGTCCCAGCACTCCATTGGGTCGCTGATGTCCACGAGAGACCAGAACTCAAGAAATCTCTTGCGGAACTGTGGATGAATCCGTGGCAGGCTTAGCTCTACTCGTCCCTCAGTGAGAGCCCCAATGCAGCGGACGCAAGCGTGGCTGTCGTCGTAGCGGGGAATCTGACCGTCCAGGGATCCATGGGAGTGATCCAGGAATGGACACAGTGGACCTTGGATGATCCTGCTGTGAAGATCGTTAGGAATTTTCCAGCGTGGCATGGTGTTGCAGTCGGGAGACAGCGTGCATGGAGGGAGACTTGAGCCCGTCCCAAATGACATGGGCGTAATTCACGCAAACGCCTGATTTGCCATGCATGGAGACGGTGGCAACGATCCTGCCAATTCGCCGGCCGAAGCGCTTGCCCTTCTCTAAAGAAGAAGGCGCAAGATGGCCGCCTGGGTTCGGGCGTTCGATGACCCTGTCGCCTTCAGCAAAAACACTTCCTTTAGTCATTTGGCATCATCCGATGGAATCATTGGGTAGCCCTTTGGAGGCTTGAAAGACCCGCCAAGACTCTCTAGCTGTTTCTCCTGCGGGAGAGGTTCAAAGTCGGTCAGTCGCCATGTTCGCGGTTTGCCATCGGTGCATCCTTCTGGGATGACATCGATTACCGCAATGCCAGACTCCATGCGCTCTGCCCCTGTAACAATTGCAAGGCGCCCTCGCCCATCAAGGTTGGTCCGTCGAACTCTTTGGTGCATGGGATGGTTCGAGTTGGTGTTCACCACAGATTTCATAGTGCGCGCCAAAGATAGCGTCGAACTGTTCTCTAACCAAGAGGACACCTGCTTCTGCGGCCATTGAGCGAATTAGTCGACGAGCATCTTCCCGTGATGCGGGGATTTGATAGTCAGGCTCAACAATCACCGACACCCCTGCAGCAATTAACAGAGATGCGTCGTGGCATGAATTGAGCATGGGCCAGCAATACACGGTGCTGCCTCGCAGAGAGGTCCCATGCAAGGCCGCGTGAGAAACCAGGGCTGCTTCCGCACCGAGGTGCATGCCATCCCAACAGGCGAAATCCGCCTCCCTGGCAGCTGAATTGTTGACACAAGGAGGAAAGCCATCAACGGCTGCGGCAATGATTTGCCCATCTCTTCTGGCTAGAGCAGAGGATGCCCTAGTCCGGCGCCGAGTTGCTGAAAGACCAATCAGGTCTCGAGCCATTCGAAGCCAGAACTGATTGGCATTCGTGGACTCAGGAGGAAAGGCGGCCCCGGGCAGCCTCACGTCCAATTGAAAATCAGGCATCATGAGGCCTTCGTGATGGATGGAGCGTCCGTCGCGCACGATTCATGTTCGATCAAGGCAAGAGCAAGGTCCTTAGCAAGGTCCTCAGCAAGGGTATCCATGTTTAGGGTTTGGCGATACATCCCTTTGGTGTAGATGGTGTATCCCCGGGGAATGGAATAGAGATGATTAGCCTTTCCAAGAACAGAAGCCACAGAAGGGCAGGTCTGATGCACTTCCTTCAGCAAAAAATTGATCGTGGCCTCCAGGTCATCCAGGGAGCCATCATTGACAATCCGGAGATTGAATCGAGGGTAATTTCTTAGGCGCCCTTCACTTGCATGAAAGCGGGATCGCCAGCGCCTAGGGATGAGGCGAGACGCCCAGCTGAGCCACTCCGGCAGTGGGTAATGACGAGGTGTCCCAGGGCGGACGATCTCCCAAAGCTGACCGCCCAGCCGGAGGATTGTGTCGGCTTCATCCGGAAAACGGACATCATCCGCGACAACCCGCAAGTCGGCCAACTCCGGGAAATGAACCCCGGTCATGGGATGGTATCGAGCGTTGAGGTAGATCTGGTACGTGTTCTCCCAACAAAGAAGCCAAAGTCGGCGATTGATCTTCTTTCGCCCCCAGTCGGTGCCAAGGGTCTGGAGGATATGACGCCCCGTGACACCAAGTTCTGGAATGACTTTTGCCTTGTTCTCATAGAGATACTCCTCTGCATCTGCAGGCAGAACACCAGCATTGATCAAAACGCCCAAGGCGCACTCCTTGACAGGACCGGCAAATGGCTCACAGATGAAACCGTGGTAGATATCCAGAATTTCAGCAATAGCACTTTTGCCGGATCCGGGCGCGTGAGACACCAGGCCGATAAGAGACGGCTTGGTATAAGTTGGATGGCTGAACTGGTTCGTGGTCATCATCACTCCTGAAATGAAATGTTTACAGTTATCTTGTATGCCCTGCTGCTCGAAAGACCTGCCTCGGTTTCCTGTTCCTCTTCGGGATCTCTTAGCGGCTCTTCGCTTGCGTTGATACTGAATCCGTGGCCCAGCAAGTCCTCGATATCTGAAACCTTTTTCGGTTCCGTGTATGGCATGAAAGGGGTCCCTAATTGGACGTCATGCCATTTCCTGTAAGCCCAGTAACCCTTGGGGTTACCCCTTGTGCCCTGCCGGTGCACCATGACGTCGCCATCACCGTCCCCGTCCTCTTCGGTTGGCGCTCGATGAGTAATCCAGCTCATTGGTCCACCTCGTGCCAATGGCCGCACCATTCGCCAACCTCTACCTGCGGCCATAGCGGCTCAAAAGTTTCTGTCGCGAAGTTCCAAGCCTGATGCGGTGGGTGGACACGGCAGGAGACCTTCCAAGCCCTGCCCCTGTCAGAGGGTCTTGCGTAGTAGCAGTTGCGGCAGCTCTGCTCTTTCGACGGCACACGAGTAAAAGGCTCGGGAGTATTTAGCGGTTCTTCGCTTGCGTTGACTCCGAGGTTGGTTTCCTGTTCCTCTTCGAGATCATTTAGTGGTTCTTCGCTTGCGTTGACTCCGAGGTTGATTGAACTTTTTGCAATGATGCCGTCAATCACTCGTCTTGTCTCGTCAACGCCAATTGGCCCGCGCTCATAAGGATCAGGTTCTGGTAAGAAGTACCCATTGCCTCTGAGGATCCATCGAAAACGGATGGCGTCAGCGGCGTCGCTTCTGTCAAGCGAGTCAGCTGCTGTCGGGTGTTGATTGTCCAAAGTTCTAGTCCTCCTGATAAATGTTGTTATGAATCTGACCAAAGCATGCATGCAAGCTCCTTGTGCTGGGCTGGCATGTCCTCCGGTCCCTCCCAAATCGCCTCACTGGTGGAGAGGCCGTCGGCCTCCCTCATGCGCGTTGCTGTCCACTGTTCAATGCTCCATTCAGTATTGGCCTGCGTGCACATCAGCCGTGCCTTGGGGGCGTTGGTGGCGTAGGCAATGACATGAAAATCCAAGTTCCGAGGGGAACAGGAATAAGCCCTGAGTCGCCGTTGGGCGATCGATAGCCGGCTGCGACCAGGCTTCGTGTGGCTCGCTTTGGTTGCTTTGGCCATGATCAACCCTCCACGTCGGCGCCGGAGCCAACAGCTTGAACGGCAATGCTTTCGACGACGTTGGGCTTCCAGCCGGACTCCCAGATCTCCCTGGCGCGAGTCATGAGTTGGTCACGGGTGAGGAACCCCCACCGCTTAGCGATAGATCTGAGGCGATCAAGGAGATCTCCCGAGAGGAGAGAGCCCTCGTAACGCAGGACAAGACGGGCTGCATGAGCGATGTCGGCCTCACAAGGAGTGCCCACTTGTTCAAGGGAGAGGACGATCTGCCTGTCGATGCCGTCCATTGGATGGCCGCCCGAGGCTGTGGTTCCAGCAGGATTCATGGGGTGAAGGTCTGGCGTGCGGATTGTAAGCCTTCTGACGCAGATGGGCAATGGTTTGGTATGTAAAGAGCCGGCGGGGTGCCTATCAGGAGGCTTCCCAGAATTTGGAAAAGTACATGTTGATACAGTGCCGCGAGTGCCTTCGAGCTTGACACGGGCAAAACGACTGGGGCGGAAGGAGTTTGACGAGGTGTGTCAAGGTCGTCAAGCTTTTCCTATACCTTCCTAGGGAAATTCCCTTATTCCAGGAAATCCCTTGTCAGCACTGTCTTGTCAAGGATAGCAAGAATTCAAAGAGCTAGGCAAGGACAAAAGCTTGACACCAAGGGGAACCCAGCAAGAGAGACCTTGGAATTTATTTTTCCCAGAAAAGGTTTGGAGAAAGCTTGACACAGCCAACACCGCAGCTTAAACCCCTTGCCACAACAGGCGTTTCCCCGTGTCAAACCCCTTGACACACAGGCGGCAAGTGGGGACATTCCGGGCGGTAGTCCAGCGAGTCTCACCCGCAAGCAAGAAAAAGTCCCGCAAGACGCGTCTGGCAGGGTGCAACACAGATAGTCGCAGGGGCTACCAGTCGAGCGGAATGTCGCTCTTCTCAGAGGGCTCCGCCTCCGTGTTGGGATCGTCAGGGTCGCCCTCCATCCAGTAGTTCTGAGGATTCCGTTTGCCTGGAGGTCTGATCCGGACCTTTCGCAGGCCCAGCCTCTTGAGGACATCACCGATCGGCTGCCTCACTCTGTGGAAGTCTTTTTCCTCGATGCTCAAGTGCTTGCAGATATCAGCCATCAAGTAGGCGGGTCGCCCCACATGGATCGTGCTGGGATGGAGCTGCAGGACCCTGGAGACGGCATCCATCAATGGGTCGTCCACCATGAAGTTGGTCATGTACTCCTCCACCTGGCTGATCTCGTCAGAGCTGAAGCCATGGGGCTCGCCATCGAGGTAAGCCTTTCGAGCAGCAGACCAGATGGCGTCCCGATCGGTCTTGACCTTGTCGAGGTCGATGATCAGGTTCTTCTCGCTGCGAGGTGCGAGGACCTTGCCGGTGACGCGGATGGGAAGAAACCTCCGATTTCCGGTGGGATCCAGCATGAAGCTGTCATGGTTGGTGTTGCCCGCCAGGACGAAGGACCTGGGATAGGACCTTTCGTTTTGGTATTTGGGAGCGGACCTGTCGGTGGCTACTGAGACGAGGTTCTTGAGTTCTTCGACGTAGCGGCGCTCAAAGAAGCGGTCGCATTCATCGAGAAGGACAACCCAGCCTGCATGCAAGACGTGGGGCCTGTCCTTGAGGTAGCCGATCCCCTGCTGCACGGTGGCGCACATGGGGTAGCGATTGAGGTGGTCCGGCGGGGTGAGGTATTGGAAGAAAAAGGACTTGCCCTTGTTCTGGTCACCGATGAGGATCATCATCCAGCTGTGCTCGCAGCCAGGTTCAGTGGCCCGTGCAATGGCGCCAATCAGGAATCGCTGCAGGATGACATTGGCTAGCAAGCGGCCATCGGGGAGTCGGGGGTTGAGGATCTCGTCGTAGGACACCCCGAGGAGTTCTTCTGCGATGGTGTCCCAGTAGGGAGCAGGTGCAGTGGCAGCGCAGGATTCCAGGTAGTCAGTGACTGGGTTGTAGCGCCGCTCCCATGCCTCCACCTGGAGGATGTCGTGAACGCCACCTTTGGGATAGAGGTCTCCCTTGCGCCCTCTGGAGATACGGGTGTAGACGGTGGAGGGGTCGGGAACTTCGGTGATGCCGTCCTTGCCGTCGTATTCGATGGTCTGGGTCAGGACGTTCAGTCGCAGGCCTGGGTAGAAGATGCGGATGCGATCCAGGATCTCGTCAGCGGCTCCACCTGCTGATTTGTCTTTGCTACCTGTGGGGCGGCCTCGGCCTCTTTTGGGCGGAGGGGTGACGGGGTCTGGACTGACGTCGCCGTAACTGATGGTTTCGAAATCGTCATCGAGCTGTGATTCGATTCCTGCGTCATCAAAGGGCGGCGGCTCGGGCATGGGTAGATCGCTGTCTGCAGGTGCGGGACTGGAGGAGTAGGAGGCGCCCCATTCCAGGAGGGATGGGGTGGAGGCTCCAAGGACGGGATCATCTGGGTCGATCTCGTGGAGACCCAGGAAATCCTGGTGGGAGTAGCCAGCTACTCCTGGGATGCCGGCATCGCTGTATTCACTGCGGAGATGATCAGGCAGGTGCTTGCGCCAGCTGGGGTCCTGCTCTCCCGCCAGGAAGAAGAGAGTCGCCAAGGTGGTGTTGCCAGAGAAGCCGCGGAAGAAGCGCTCGCTGGTTTGCCGGCGATTCTTGCCCTGGCCGTGGTGACCGCGGGAGGCCCAATCGGACCAGGCCCCATAAAGAGCGTCACCAACGGATGCCGCCGCTGCTGTGATGCGGATGAAGAGATGCCGCTCGCCATCAGCGGTGGGATTGATGACGTTCTGCAGAACCCATTCCGCCTGGGCAATGGAGATGGGATCTGCCTCCTCTGTAGCCTGCCGGCGACGCTTGAGGTCCTCTTGCAGTTGTTCCCGTGCTGCATTGATGACAGCTTCCGGGAGTGTAGCTTCTGGGTGGAGGAGTTTTTGGGTACCGCCGGAGTAGCTATAGAAGATGCGGCAGGGGTCTGAGCAACTCTTGTCGCTGCCAAGGGTGCTGATCAGCTGGGTGACGACTGCCTTGTAGAGCTCGGGGTCGTCGATGCGGCAAGGGAGACGGAAGACCACCCGGAAGCGATTGGCTCCGGGCTGAGGCTGATGACTGGCGGTTGTGTAATAGAGGAGAGCGGAGGCAGCGAGCTTATGGGACAGGAAGTCCTCCAGGTCCATACCGTAGTCGATGTCGACGACCGCTAGATCCGCGTACTTGAAGGCGGACGTGGTGCGGTGGGTTGAGCTCATGGCAGCAGCAATCCAGCCAGTGCCCGCCCGGATCAATTGGAGGAGGCCGTCGCTATCGACTGTTCGCTGCTGCCAGTTACTGCCGTACTCCTCACGCCAGGCTGGCTTGTCGTGGATTGCCGGGTTGAGTGAGATCGGGAAGGATGGCGGCATTCGGCCGAGGGGGACTGGAGGGTCTTAGGGCTGCTTAGCTAGTCTGGCGCTTTGCGTGCCCTGTCTTGCGGCACAGGCGCGAAGCCTACTGGGGATCGGGGAAGTTCGCCAGATGTGGTTTATTAAATCTTGCATAAGGGATTCGATGTGCAAAAGTTTAAGCAGGACTATCTCAAAAGCGCAGCCCGACTGGGCGTGAGCGATTGACAGGTGCTACTGTCCGATCTCGCTCAATACGCAAGGTAGGACCCAGTGCCGGCAAGACGAAGCTCAATCAAGGATAACGACTCCACCTATTACGAGCGATTCGCCGCAGCACTCCGTCAAGTGATGGCAAGACACGAATGGAGCGAGAGGCGTCTTGCATCGGAACTGGGTATCACGATAGGAACGACTCAGAAGTACTTTCGTGCAGGGGTGCACCCATTGCGGGTTTCGACTGGGATCAACAAGCGCCTCTCAGTACTGATGGGGATCACGCTGGACGCGCTGGTCGCGTACTACGAAACAGGAGTCTACGAAAGCGATATCTCGTTCGAGGATGTCGTGTCGTGGATTCGCTCCAGTGCAGGTGCAGGGCACATCTCGGGAATGTTGGAGGCCATGACGACAGCGAGCCAGAGGAGTATCCCGGCTGCGGCTCTCCCACCGGCAGAAGAGAAGCCGCTTTACTCGTGGCCCAGGGAGGAGCTTGTAGCCGCGGAGGTGCCCGAGTGGCTACAGGAGAAGATGGGATTGACGACCGAGGCGCTGGACCTGCTCGAGAGGGAGGGGACGTTCAGCGATGAGTTGGTTGCTGCGTTCGCGGTGGCTACCAACCTGGAGGAGGAGGCCGTCCGAGAAGCATTCACCAACAGGGAGGCGGTTGCCTAGGCGGGCAGGATGCATGCTATGGTAATCACGTTCCTTCGATTGAAGGGTCGAAGGAACCTCTTGGTGTGACCGGGGTGAGCCGGACATTACGACTAGAGGGTAAGTGGGATTCAGAGCTCTCCGTGGTAGGGGAGCTTTTTTTTGGCAAGAAGGGGCCAGAAGCTGCACTTCGTTAGGATTAAAGGCAGCAGGTACAGGCGTCTTCCAATATGAGCCGACCAAGGCGGATGGCTGCTGACGATAACGTCCGAGATGCAATAGCTGCGATCTTGGCCCTTAGCGCTGGGATCCCCGCGGCTGGGGCTGCGCTGGACGTGGCGACAGGTGATCCCACCTCCACGAACTCCGGCGAGATTCCAATGAACGCTGGACTAGCCCTCATGGGACTTGGCGGCGCCGTCCTAGGGGGAGATGTAGCCGCAAGGATTAGTCCCCACGGCGAAACGCGATTGGCGCGTGAGCTGCTGCCAATTGCCATTAGAAGAGAGTTGCTGGCCCTGGAAGCTCGTCATAAGAAGATTGACACTCCGAGCGATATTCAGAAGTTGGCCAATACACGCAGGGCGCTGGATCGGATGGAACAAGGGGTAGAGCAAAGAATGCAAGCCCAGGTCGACGAGAGGAGGAGCCAGGGCCATGATCGTCCCGGCATCCTGTACCCGCCCGGCTCAGAGGGACTCAGGAAATTCCGCCGGAACGGAGTGAATGGGCTGATTGCCGGCGCTGGACTTGGAGGAGCGCTGGGAAGTCTTTACGCCCTGAGCGCGATGGAGGACAGGCCATGAAACCTGCTCGCATGGCTGGCACGTTGCTCGGCGTCGGAGCGGCAGGCGCTGGCGGCTATGGATTGAATGAATTGATCAGGTACCTGGAGGAGCAGCGCACGCCCATGCATTCCCAGGAAATGACACAGGCCGATCACGCCAAGAACAACATAGGAGGCATGCGAGAGAAATACAGCAAGCTTGCCGTAGAGGAGCTCGCCCTGTTTGAAGGTCTCAGGCAGGGAATGATGGCCGGAGAAATCAGTGGAGAAGAGATCAACACCCTGGCACTCAACGGAGATCTACCACCGCGGGTCATGAATCTACTGACAGATGTACATGACTGGGGTCGGGTCCAGCCCTACCCATTCGACAACGAGTCCGTGATGGAGGCCATGCAAGGGCCAGAAGCTGCACTTCGTTAGGATTAAAGCCAGCAGGCGTAGCAAGGCAGCCATGGATCAACGGCCAGCGGCTGTAAAGATCATTGAGTTTTTCACCGATACACCACTAGGGGAAGAGATCCTAGAGGGTGGCGGAGGAGGGCTGATTGCTGGTCTATCCCAGGTAGGCACAGATAAATCGCCGGGCCAGATCGCCCTGGAGACAGCGACAGCCATGCTTGGTGGTATTGCCTTGGGCAAAGCAGGAAGGGGCATCGGAGCAAAGCTAGGGAAACGCATTCACAAAGGAGAGCTCCAGAATCCGACGTTGCAGTTCATTGGCCGAACTTTTGGAAATGAAACCACAGCCAAGGGGTTAAAGCAGAACGCGCTTCTAGGGCGCGAGCTCATCAAAGATGAATTACTCTCTGAGGCCTCAAGCCGCTTAGCTCGTGAGGCAGTCAGCGATCCGGAATTTTTCATGAGCCGCTATGGGATCTCAGCTGAGCAATTCCAGGACTATGCCAGCAGGGTGCAAATGGGACAAAGGGGCGCCGCCGTTGCCAAGACCCTGGAGTCGATGCCTCCCGAGCAGCGCAAGGCAATCAGTGAAACCCTGATGAAAAAACTTGGCCCCTACGAGGAAGTCGAGCAACTGATACGCGGAACAGCCCACAACAATTTTGATGAAAACATTGCCAGGTTTATGGCCAACCGAGAAGCAATAGCCGGCGAGATCGGCAAAGCTGCGGGGGGCCAATACGGAGAGGCGTTGGGCGACATGTTTAGCCGGATCACTAGCGGCCTTGACGCTCCCGTTCAACAGGTCACCGGAGAGCACCTTGGTAAAGCGATTGGCCGATTTGCTGGTGATGAAGTCGGCATCCTTGGAGGGATGGCCGTGGGCTCCCTGCTCGCCCAACAGCTCGGCATGGAAAGCCCGAAGGACAAGAAGATCCGCGAATTGGAAGATAGACTAGCCCGCGGAGGATGAACCACCCATGACACGCAAAGCCGGAGACAAACTTGCCGCCGCCTGCTGGGAGAACTACGAGGCTATTGGCACCAAGGTGAAAGATGGCCGAAAGGTGCCGAATTGTGTGCCCGTGAAGAATGCTTGATGGCCAAGATCTGTGAAGAACAAGCACTGGCAGATCTCTTCATTGGCGCAACTGCGGAGCGATGAGCAAGGGGATAGCCCATCCTCGCTAGCCTGGTCTTGCGCTTAAACCCCAGCGAGACTGAGCCCTTTGTCTCACAGGATTGAAGGATCGGAGTTGGTCTCGAAGCGGGCCACCAAGAACAGTTTCAGGCGAGAGATCATCAACGCGTGGGACGGCTGCTGCAGTTACTGCGGATGCCAGCCCGAGAAGGTCACCCTTGATCATGTCGTTCCCAAGATCAAGGGTGGCACCACGAAGAGATCGAACCTGGTGCCAGCCTGTGCTTCGTGCAATGTCTCAAAGAATCACTGCGACGTTTGGCAGTGGTACACGGAGCAGCCGTTCTACTGCGCCGACAAAGAGCAAGCGATCAGGAGCTGGCTATCGAATGGACCGGTCTAGCGCTGTTCACACTCTTGCGAGTACGACCTTCTCCGGCTGGTGCTGATACTTGCCATCGCGGTCCTCGTAGGTGACATCACAGGGATCCCCCTCGAAGAACAGGAGCTGGCAAACGCCTTCATTGGCGTAGATGCGGCAGTCAGCCCCTGAGGAGTTGCTGAACTCCAGGGTGAGATTGCCCTCCCAGCCGGCCTCGGCGGGAGTTGTGTTGAGAATGATACCTAGGCGGGCGTAAGTGCTCTTGCCCAGGCAGACGACCGTGACATTGGCTGGGACCTTGAGCTTCTCCCGGGCAACCCCGAGTCCATAGGAGTGGGCCGGGAGGATGAAGTAGGTCCCATCGCTGTCTGAGTGCAGGGCAGCAGGCTCCAGGTTGTCGGGGTTGAACCGCTTGGGGTCCATCACCGTGCCGGGGACGTGGCGGAAGATCAGGAACTCCTTGGGCGAGAGACGCAGGTCGTACCCATAGGAGCTGCAGCCGTAGGACAGGACGGGGCACCGCATCGGGCCATACGGCTCAAGGCCGCCGAGGCTCACATACACCTCCCGCACCAGCTCCGGAGTGAACGGTTCGATCATTCCAGCAGAGGCCTGCTGCTTAATCCAGCGGTCGTTCTTCAGCATGGGTTTAGGGCACGTAGCCCATGACGATGCCCAGGGGAACGATGGGGATCCCAATGGCTCGGATCACAACAACGCCGCCCAGGGGGTCGAACGATGAGCCAGCAAGCTTGATGATGTTGCTGACCCAGCCGTAGGAGCCAACGCCCACGATGGCAGCGAAGAGTAGGCCAACACAGATGCTCTGAAGGCGAAGGATGATCAAGGGACCGCGGGCCATGGGGTGAAAGGATGGGGCTTTCATTATGACCGCCACGGCAGGCAATGGCAAGTTACTGGTGCTCGGGGGTGTAAGCACTTATACCCACTGCTGATTCGGTAGAATACCTTTTGACCTGAATGGAGCGAAAGCTTGCACAGGAAAGCAATCAATTGGTCAGGCACAGCACACATCCCCTGGGCGGCGCTGCTGCTTGGGCTGGCGCTAGGGCAGGCCGTTGCTGCAAATGCAGCACCCGAGGGGCACATGGTGCAGACACTGCGTTACGGGGACAGGCGCCACTGCGTCAATGCTGGCGATCTATACGCCCCGGATCGATGGAAGCTGTGGCTGATTTGGGCTCCCAGGAGGGATTGCCAGGAAACGCCTGTAAATCTTGTCGCGCATCGCGGGGTTATTGGCGTTCGGTATCCCCTCCAGTGAACGTCCCGGAACGTAAGGAGTGTCCACCTTGAAGCTAGGCCCCCCCGCAATGGCGTCTTGCAGGAGGGGCGCCACTTCAGGGCTGAATGCCATTCGCATGGTTAGCGCCCTAGAGCCCAAGGATTTTGTGCGTACCAACGCCTCAACTCTTCGTTTGTACCGCCGTAGAGTGGCGATTCCTTCTTATCCAGGAGACCCCTAACTGCAGCTTCGTAGACGCCACCACCTGGCTGCGCCCGTCCAGTCTTCAAGTCGTTATAGGCGCCTCTCCGACCATGCGGATGCTGATTAACGGGGTTGCCATAGTTGCCACCAGCGATCTCGTCGTTTTCTCTGCCCATGTACCCGTTGTACTTGGCGGTATCAAATCCAGCGCCTACGCCACCCCTGCCGATGGTTGAGCCGTAGTCGACATCGCCCATGTCTGGCATACCTGCACTCCTCCGCTTGATTTCTTCGAGGTAACGCCTTGGGAATTCACTGAAATTCATGAAGGGGTCAAGAATCCTGTATCCCAATCATAGTGAACTAGGAAGCGAGGGCTAACGCTTCCTTCTCTAGTGCGACCAAGCGCTTGTATTCGGCGACCTTCTGCAGCCACTTGAAGCGGAAACTCCGCAATTCATGGGGGCGCAAGATGAAGGACTGGACGGTCTCTGGAGTCGTGACCAACATGCCACCGAACTCGACATCGATACCAAGGGTCTCTTCGATGGCGATGGAGTAGGCGCCGAGCTGGAGACCGCACTTATTGAATTTCATCCAGCCAGAGAAGTGTGCTCGGTTCTCGTCCTTTGGGAAGTAGCGGCAATAAGGAGAGACAGAGGATTTGACGTCAGCCAGCCAGGCGACGCCGCCTCTGAGGCCGACGATGTCAGGACATCCGGAGTAGCCGTGCTCGTGGGACCAGATCCTGGAGATGCCATCTTCTCCAGTGCAGAAGTCCCATTCCTTACGGAGTGGCTTTTCAGACCAGAGAAAGCCTTCGTAGCGATCGAGGTGCTGGGCAACACCCTCCCAGTAGGGCAGGAGGTCATCGGGCAGATTGACCTCCTTGCCACGGATGTAGTCTTCGCAGGCGGCGTGGATTGCCGTCCCTCGTTTCGCTGCTGCTTCTCTTGCGCCGGGGTTGTTGAGATTCCAAGCTTGGAGCCGCTGGTTGGCTTTGGCTCCTGCTGTTTTCCCGAGAATGGAAGTTACCGAAGGGTAGACCCGATTGGGGTCATCTCCGGCCCTGTAATGCCGAACCCCGTTGATTTCGAATCGGGTCGGCGCTTGCACATAGGAATTGATTTCCTTGAGTGTAACTAGATCTCATGGGGTGAAATTGCAAGCGGCTGATTCGGAAAGCAGGGTCGTCCAATCGGGAATGGAATCAGCCAGGAGCAGCTATCACAGCAATGGCCCATAGGGCTCGCCGTCTCGGGCATGGAGCCAATCGACGGTCTCGATGTCCCTCCATTCGCCTCCGCGCTGACTCCAGCCCTGAGTCCAGGTGAAGTAGCCCTGGAGCTTTAGGCTCATGACGCCGTTCTCGTCCTCAAAGCGAGCCAGGCGATAGGCGTCGGGCAGGGTTTTGCCACAGCGTGCAGCGACAACGCCTGCGCCAATGTCAATCTGCTTGAGGGGAGCTTGGGAGTCTTCAGGTCCAGCAAGCGAAATCGTCATGGTGTTTCAGGGGTAGGTGAACTGGGTACCGGCAGGGCCCAGATGGGGAGCCAGTAGGTGAATGGGTCGCCTGCGTTCATCTTGATGAATTTGAGCTGGCACAAATCCCACCAAAAAGCCTGTGGGTTCCACGCCCAGCATCTCCCCTTTTCATCACAATCCTCCGCCCCCGGCAGCCGCTCTGAAACGGGAATGGGCTTGCGTTCAGCATCCATCTTCCAGGCTTGATGATCGCAGCCCGCCATGATTGCATTTGCGAACCAGCTGATCATCACATCCTCTCGTGATGCCATCTCAGGGCAAATCAGACAAAAGGCTTTAGCCCACAGAGCAGCGTCCGTTGTGCGATCCCAGCGAGTGCCTTCGTCGTCAGTGACGTGATCAGCCACGCCAGGCTCGGGGGTGGGCACCGGCTCGATGACGGGGTGGCCCCAGCGGGCAAGGATGGCGCGGGCTCTGTTTTCAAAAATTTCAAGCTCTTCGGCGCTATAGACACCTAATCGGAAACTTGCGGCTGCATGAACAAGTTTTTCTAGTGCATCTCTGCGCCAAAAATCCTCGCTGTAGTTTGTCGGCCCCGCACTCCTCCACCACGAAGCTGGCGGCTGGGCCAGGGATGTGGCGTTGAGCGCAGCGATCACATCTTCTATGGGCTGCATCACGCCGTCCTTCAGGATGGCAGCACCGTCCCCGCAGATGCCCTCGGTCCAGACGGGGCGATGCTCCGACACGGGCTGGTCGGGCTGGGACGGAGGTTCGCCTTTTATTTCGCCGCAGTCGCAGTATTCAGGACCTTGCTCGCACGGGCCCCCGCACTCTGCAATAGTGACTGGGCAGTAGCGATAGACCAACTCAAGCCCCTGCGGCTCCGGCTTAGCCAGTTCGGCGCGGGTGCGGTCTAGCAGGTCTTGCTCTGGATCTTCCTCCCCCCAGCCGCATTCAAGATCTTTCCGACCTTGCAGATAGTTGGCCAGTTCAGCGCACAGCTCTTTCCAATTAGCCATTTTCCAGATCCTCGGTTGCGATAGTAGACAACTGCTGGAGCAGGGTGGCGGCGCGTTCGCGCTCCGACAGTAATGGAATGGATTGCCAGTCCCGCAGTCGCCTGACCAGCTCTTCCACCTCTCCCTCCCCCAGCTCCGGCTTGATGGCGGGGTGGGCGAGGATGGCACGGGCGACCACTCCGAAATCTGACTCGTGAAGAATTCTGCTGGCGCCCACCTGCGGCTCCACCGAGGCGTAAGCCCTGATCGTCGCTACGATCTCTCCCCCTGGGCCATGGATCGACCCTCCCCCCTCCGGATCGGGCTTGGCCAGGGCGGCATCAGCCTTAGCAATCACCGGGTCGGCTGTCGAGATGTGCTTAGTGCCGTCTTCGTGGTAAACCACACGGATAGCGTTTTCAAGAGCCTCTAGCAGCTCAGCGCACAGCGCTTTCCAATCAGTCATGGCTTTGTTTCCAGTCGTTTATGGTTGGAACAATGACGCGGTTGAGAGAGGCCACAGCGCCCTCCAGTTCGGAAGCCCCAGTAGAGGGGTCTTGCAGTTCATTCCAAGTGTTAATACCCGGTCGCTGTACAGCACCGTTGTTTCTGATGTCGGCCCAGCTCCAAGATTCGGCACCGTCTACATGAAGAAGAAACTGGATTTCACTAGCTGGCAGCTCGGGATGGTTGGTTGCTCGCAGGATTTGTTGAACAGCGTCTGCGATCTCACGCTTTTGCTTGACTGAAAACATCAGCTGTGGTCTCCTTTGGTGTTGGCGAATGGATAGGCCTCCAGCTCGGCGGCGATGGCGCTTATCTTCCGAAGCATCCTGATCCGCTCAGTAAGAACCGCAACCCCAAGATCGCTACTCATGGGGGCTGGCTTGTCTTGCGCGAGTTGCTCTTCCAGGGCGAGAAGGGCTTCGGCAATAAAGCATACCTCAGGGCACTTAGGGCCTTCATGATCGGCCCGCATGTGATAAGCATCTAGTACCGCTTGCGCGGCGGAGGAGAGTTCAGTTTCAACGGTCATGGGTTGGAGATGAATTGTTGGAATGGGTGATCAGCCGTGGCAAAACCGGTCTGGCTGCCATACAACTTCAGATCTGCGATTTGCATCATGTTGCCATCCGCTCTGAGGGTTGGAAACACCAGGCGGTATGTGGTCAGTGCTGACAGCCCATCAAGGGAGACGGCTGGAGCTTCTGTCAGTCGCGCAGTGGGCAACTGCAGGCCGCCTGAGATCAGAAGATCCCAGGATCCATTTCTCTGCCCATAGATCTGGTAAGAGGCAGGATCCCTGCCGGGCATGTCATTTGCTGTGGTTACCCTGAACCCAGTGAGTTGGGTCTCTCTTAAATATGAGAACTCAACACCTGACCGAGTCCCCCCGATGTTCAGGTACTTGGTGAGGGGATCACTGTCAAACGCATTCCCCACCTGCTCGAATCTGGGAGAGTCACTAAAACCGTCGAGATCCATCGCAGTGGTTCTTGATGGTGCGGGAAGAAGCCCTGGTGCTGGCGCTGGTGCCGGCGATGGCGGAACTGGCTCAGGGGCTGGTGTTGGCGGCGCTGGTGCCGGTGGTGCAGGAGCAGGTGGCGCTGGAGTGGGAGCCGGCGAGTGGCCGTAGAGCCGTAGATCTGCGATTTGCATCATGCTGCCCTCCAGCTTCAAAGTCGGGAAGATCACCCGATAGCTCGTCAGAATTGGCAGCTCTGGCAATGCAATGCTGTTGCCAGCAGTAAGACGCGCCGCTGGCAGTTGCAAAGCACCTGAGGTGAGGAGCTGCCAGGATCCGCTCTGGAATCCATAGATCTGATACGAGGACGGATCCCTGCCAGGTGTGTCATTCGCCGTGGACAGGGAGAAAGAACCCAGACGTGTTGGGCTTGCAAAGCGCAGCTCAACGCCTGAGTTGGCTCCACCGATGTTCAGATACTTGGTGTTCACATTGCCATCAAAGGCGTTGGCCACCTGCTCGAACACCGGGGAAGCAGTGAATCCATCCAGGTCTATTGCGGTGACTGAAACCGGCACCAGTGCTCCCGGTGGAGGTGCTGGTGTTGGAGGTGCTGTTGTTGGAGGTGCTGGAATGGGAGCAGGAGCAGGTGCCGGAGCTGGTGTTGGAGCCGGAGAAGCGCCAGTTGGTGGAGTGTTCAGGAATGCCGCTACATTCAGCCGACCGCCTGTCGCCGTTCTGCCTACCAAAGAGGCTGTCGGAGTGGTACTTGCTAGCAACGCTTCTCGAATCTGTCGAGCACTGGAGTTGGGATGCTTTGCGGCGTAAAGTGCAATCGCTCCCGCAACATGCGGCGCCGCCATAGAACTGCCGCTCAGGGTACTGTAGTTGTTCCCTGGCAGGGTAGAATAAATTCCGGTAGATGGAGCACCCAAGTCTACCGTTGTCCTTCCATAATTAAATTGTTGATTCCCGTCGCTGTCTATTCCTGTTACAGAGATGACGGCTTCGTAACCGGCTCTTTGCAAGGTGCTAATTCCCGATGGGTAGGAGGGGACAACATCGCTGTCCCGACCGGCATTGCCAGAAGCAGCAACGAACAAAATGCCCGCTTGCGCGGCTCTAACCATGGCGTCTTCCATCCAAGGGCCTGTTCCACCTCCCCATGAATTGTTACTGGCCACGATGTTGAGGCCATGACGACGCTTTAGATCCGTCAGGTAATCCAAGGCCCTCTGGACCCCGATGGTCGTTCCGCCGTGATTCCCTATGAACTTGAGGGAGATAATCTTCACGTTGGGGGCCACCCCAACCACACCTTGACCATTGCCACCAACAGCCCCGATGATGCCGGCTACATGGGTGCCGTGGCCATCTTGAGGGCCGTCGTAAATCGTATTGTCGTTTTTATCAAAATCCCAGCCGCGAATATCATCAATGTAGCCGTTTCCATCATTATCAATTCCGTCTCCCTCTACCTCGAAGGGATTGCGCCAGATATTCGCAGCCAAATCTGGGTGGGTAAAATCCACCCCTGTGTCAATAATTCCCACATAAACATCCCTCGATCCCGTGTAGCCCGTTTTCCATGCTGCTTCGGCATTGGAGCCAAAGCCAGGGCCCATGCCCCATAAGTGGCCGTTGGTGAGGGCGGGGTCATTGATGGTGACGCTGCTCGTGAAGAGCTGATCCTGTAGCGGTTTCATGTTGATGCAGTAGCAGGTGGTTCAGTAGGCGGCTTGATATCTCCAGCCACATGCTCCAGGTAGCTGCGCCCGTCTCCGCGTTCCTGGTAAGCGTCAAGCTCTCGCAGCAATCGGCGTGCGTAAGGAATCGCGCCTTTGATCATGAGATCCTCGTAGTCGGCCGCCTTAGCAACAACCGAATCCAATCGGTCACCCAGGATGGGACCAAGGATGGAGGCGTAGACGATCACCATGGGATCAGTCTGGTACGAGCGGAAGCTGCTGCCACTGGAGGTGAAGCCGTCGATTAGGCGGTTCAACTCCGAGAGCTGCTCCAGCTGCTTCTGTTGCAATTGCTTCGTCTCCTGAAGAAGCGTGAGCCCCGAAGTGATCCCCATGCGGATCGCTCGGAGCTCGATCCCTACTAGATCCTTCGGGGGTGTCGGAGAGTCTTTGGACGAGGACGCCATCGAATGCTCGGCAGAATTGGAGTGATGCCCGGTGCACAGGATCGAGCTGTTTCCAGGCCTGATTGACCTGGTTTACACCGTAGCGCTCAATCAGTTGGCGCACATCCGACTTCTGTGCTGCCTCCTGCAGAAGCTGCAGAAGACCTGGGTCTGAGAACGACATACGCGTAATCTCCTGTTGCGGAAGTCATGCCTTCAAGGGGCGCGAAAGAAATGATCAACGCAGTGTCCACCAGCTCACGCAGGCAGGCTTTGTGGGTCCATCCAATAGCAGCCTGGCTGCAACTGGAGGAAGGGGGGAGAGTCAAGAGGATGACCTCCCCCTCCCGGGCTTCGAGAACCGTCGGTGCCGAAGCGACCTGCTCGGCGGCCTCAAGAAGGCTGTACCGGTAAAAAGGAGATTTACCATTGGCGGCGAAGTAGTCGGCGCTGGCTAGGAGCCCAACGCTGGTCGTTGAGTGCGTGACAGGACTGTCATCTTGGAGACTTTGGCTCATAGCAGTTAGCGTGTAACGAGAGTGGGCGCAATGAATGACGACTGGATCGGGCATGGAGATGGAGGCAACCCTTGAAGCCCATTTCCAGTACAGGCAACTGGAGCTTCTTGTTGAGAAGGCAGGGCTCAAGGATCTCAAGGAGCTGTGCCTATTGCTGGGAAAGCACGCACTGGTTGTACAACCAGCTGCCCTCCGGTGGGCAGGGAGGGAGGCGGCGAGGGCCTTATCCCTTGGGATGCGCAATGACGCAGATCCCGGGGAGGCCCTCCTCAAGCAGCTGCAGGAAAACAGCCAGCCGCCCCACGAGTGAGCGGCCGGGCGTTACAAGCAATTACCAGCCACTACCTGCAGCAACAGGAGTGCTTTCGAGTTCCTCGTCAGCACCAAGCACATCTCTTCCACCGGCTGGAATCACAGTGGCATTCAGCTGCGGATCCGCACCTGCAGCCCCTGCTGGGGGACCAGCAAAGGGATCGCCACCCTCGAACATGGCAGGTAGCCAGATCGAGGAGCGAGATGCTTCCCACAGCTTGAATGGGGCATCGCTCTTCGAGACGGCCTTTAGCGTTGGAATCGCCGTGTAGGTGGGCTTGTTGTTTTTTGAAACCTTGGAGATGGTCAGGTAAAAATTCGCAGGCTTACCGTCATCGACCTGGTAGTCCTCGAGGGCGAGGGTCTGCTCGATTGATGTCTGGAGCGAGGGCTGGGTGATCTCAAAGATCACGGGCTCGTCGACTCCTTTCATCAGGGCTGCCCAGCTCAGGAAGTAGAAGGGCTCCGCCTTCTCCTGGCCGTTGAAGGCCATGCCAATGTCAGCGGCGTAGCCCCTTGGGAAGAGGGGGAACAAACGGGGGCGCTTCTCCATCGTGAAGTATTTGTAGCCGGAGATCACATGCCCAGTGGCAGCAGTGCCGCAGAGGCGGATCTCAACTGTCTTTCCCTCCGATAGGGACTTGGCATTGAAGAAGCGGTTACTGGAAAAGCGTTCGTCGGTCGGTTTGTAGTTGGTTGGGAATGGTGATGTCATGAATTGGGTTGGGCTTAGTTCCAGTTGGGATGAATGTCGTGATCGGCCTCAAAGGAGGCCTGGTCATAGCCGACTGCCGCAGTACCCGTGGCGGGATCACTGCTGCCGCCGCGCCCTCTGTGGACTCGGAAGGAGCGAACCTTAACCTCACAGTAGGGCTCATTGGTAGAGGAGGTCATCTGGGAGAACGATCCAGAGACCTCCACCAGTGCACCGATATCCACCCTGGAGAAGCGCTCCTGGGTGGTACCGAATACCCGGCAACCATACCAATCGGTCTGCTCAATCGGGTCTCCTCCCTGCGGATTGGGGAGGTACCGATTCAGAGCCACAGAGCGCCGGGTTGATTTCCCGGCTGGCTTGGGTTCGCTACCGATGCGACCGACAAGAGTGACCTCGTTGAGGTACTGCTCGTCAGTAGCGGGGCAACAGACGAAAGCCGTGATGACAGGCTGGCTGGAGCCTTCCATGAGTAGGACATCGCCAGAGACCAGGATGCGATCACCGACGATCTTCTGTGCAAGGAGCCCAGCTGCGGGCCCATCTTTGAAGGCCCTCACATCCACAAGGACGGGGGTCTGGCCTGAGGGGATCTCCCCAGTGGCGCAGAGAAATTCACGACTGCCGTCTACAACGGACTGGGGATTCCCGGTCAGGACAACGACAGCTGCCGCATAGGTCAAGCGAATTCGGGCAGGGCGCAACCAAGATATCTAAAGTGCGCGAAGTGTCAAGCATTGCCTGATACATCGGGCATTGCACTAAGCGCCGTACTCCAGCAGCCAGTCAGGCAGGGGCGGGATGGGGACTGCCGTCTGGGGCATCAGCATGGCCACAAGAGAAAGATCCTCCCTCTGTAGACGTAGGGGGCCATTGGGATAGGGGGAGACAACCAGTGATTGGGTTGCATCAGCCATAGACCGCATCGCAGAGAGCAGCAGGGGCAGGTCGTATCGGCCAGAGGATCCCAGCTGGATTGGCGCAGAGCCCCAGAACTCGACGGCCCTGGCGATGACAGAGCGAACCGGAGGGAAGGGGACGCTTGTTGTGGCGATGGGGAATGATTTACCGACAGAGTGCGACTGGTAGTACGTGGTCACTGTGGCCAGTCCGTCTTCAATGGCCAGTTCCCTTTCAGCGCTTTTGATCCCCTTGCTGGCGGTCTTGATCTCAGGGGTGGGGAGGAACACCGTTGCGGGTTCATCTGTGACGCCCTTGGGGTCGTAGCCGATGACGACCATGGCCTGGGAATCAGCGAGTGCTGTGACGGTGACGCCCTTGCCGGAGGGGTGCGGTGCTAGCTCAATTCCCTGGCAGGGAGCGAACTTCCCGACGACATCGGCTGCGTGGGAGAAGAGGGAAGAATTGAGGCGAAACATAGATGGATTAGATGAAAGCCACCAAGCGGAGATTGCTAGGCTAAGGGTGGGCCCTGCGTCGTTCGGCCGTGGTGATTGACCAGTGAGTCATTCTGCACGAGCTGTCACGAGCTGGGCTGTTTTCAGGGCACTACCATGTCTCAGCTTCCCGACAAGCCGGAACCAAAGCCCACCTGGCTGCCGATGGAGGCAGTCGTGGTCTGCGTGAACTATGCAGATTTCCTAGCCCACACGTTGCCGCATAACAAAAGCCAGTTCGATCGCATGGTCGTGGTCACGGCACCTGGGGACGAGGAGACCGTGAGCCTTTGCCGTTACTACAACGTTGAATGCGTCGAAACAGATGTGTTCTACAGGAACGGGGACGATTTCAACAAGGGTGCGGGCATCAATGAAGGGCTAGCCAAGCTATCTCTTCGTGGCTGGACAGTCCACATGGATGCAGACATTTACATGCCTCCGCAGACGAGGTCGATTATCGACCGGCTGCAGCTGGATCCACAGAAGGTCTACGGGGTTGACCGACTGATGTGTCCCAGCTATGAGGCGTGGGCTGAATTCATGTGTGCTCCAAAGCCGATCCAGGACAGTTGGGTTTTCATTCACCCAACAGCATTTCCGGTTGGGATTCGCTTGGCCCAGTACATGAGCTACTGGGGTGGATACGAACCGCTGGGATACTTCCAGCTGTGGAATCCACAGAGTTCTGGAATCACCAGGTATCCAACAGAGCATGGAGCGGCAGATCGAACTGACGTGCTGTTCTGTAAGAAGTGGCCAAGAGCCAAACGGGAATTGCTTCCCGAGATTCTCTTGATCCACTTGGAAAGCACTGACGAAATGGGGGCTAATTGGTGGGGGAGGAAAAGTCCCAGGTTTGCCCCACCGGCAAGGAAGCCGAAGCGGTCCTTACTGCGGAGATTCGTCGAGTGGTTCAGGGGTCCCGGGCCGCACGTCACCTGGAGCCATTGAGGCAAGGACCCATTTCCATGGGAGGTTGCGCGCCTGGAGCCCATGATTGGCTTCCAGCAGTTCGTCCATGGTGATCGTTGGCGTCCAGTCAGCAAGGATGGGCGCACCGGTTTCACGATGGACAAGTCTGACCATCCGGAATGACATGACAGCTTCATCAGCTGAACCAGGCTAGGAAGTCTGGAGACCTGCGCTTGATGTGTAAAGCATTGTGCCAGCTGGGTTTCAATAGGATAGAAGGCGATTAGCCGCCTTGCCTTGAGCGACGAACAGGATCGGGAGGACGTCGATTTCTGGTATCAGATTCGACTGAATGCTGTCTCCGCTTTGGTGATGGCAGGTGGTGCTGCGATCTTGTGGATTGGTTACAAGGTGCCACTGCAGTTGGATGCCATCCTCGATAATCAGAAGGAGCAATCAGAGGAGATCGTGCAGATCAAGGTAGACCTCAAATCACACGATCGCCGAATCACCCAGCTGGAGCTGAGGCCGTGACTTGCCAAGGAAACGAGCGCTGCTGCCGCAGGACTGAGAACGCCATACTGATTGGCGGGTTGGTCATTACGGCAGCGACGTTGATTCTGGGTATCACCTTTAGTCGGCACCTACGGGCCTTGGTCACAAGCGGTACTCCGTCGGGATTAGTACGGGTGTTGTCGCCCGCTGCTGAGGCGGCAGGCGCTAATCGCTAGTGATGGGGGTCAGGCATCAATGTCCACCATGACAGGCCAATCGGGCATGCTCGGGTCGTAAGCAGCCTCTAGGGCAGGAAGCAACTGGGCTCTGCTGACTCGGACGGTGCCGCCCTCAACGCCCCAGTCATGAAAGCCATTACCGACTGCGGTGGACTCCAGTATTTCATCAACGGTTGGCACCCGATCTTCTGGGCCAAACATTTCAATAATTAATGCCATGCGGTCAGCGATGCTCATTGCTTTTAATTCCGCTTCGCTTATCTACATATTCTTGCCAAAGATCAAAGTCTTCAGCGAGTTGATCGTATGTGGGCTTGGTCATTTTTGTTGGTAGGTGCGAAACGTTTTTGGTAGTAGGGCTCGAGGATCTTAAGCCACTGCTTGGCTGAGTAGATCCGCCGCGTCTTGAGATTAAGCTCTCGATCCGCTCTTTGGCAGTAGTGGTCAATACGGGCGGCCTCGAGGGAGAGGGCAACGTAGTAGCGCAAGAGGCAGTGGCTAGTGATTTCAATGGAGTCAGACTCCTGATTTGCGCTTGCTTCCATAGCCTGTGAACCCTCCGTTGCGACGACGTATTTTGATGGCCTCTGCGGCGGGGGTGCCAGGGGGTTGGAAGCCGTGGCTCAGGTGGCAGAAGTGGGAGGGTGTCTCAGTCCAGGCGAGGTAGTCCGTCTTGTCAACGGGGAGTCCAAGGGCTTCTGCTTCGTGCTCATAGTTGAGGACGCGAGCAGAGCGAGGGAAGATGCCCTGCTCGATCAGGTGATCGAACTTGCCGCCCCATGATGCCGTGACCCTGAGGTTTTGTGGCAGGGGCAGAAGTCTTGGAGGATTCCCCACCACAAAGAGCGGCAGATTCTTGGTGTAGAAGTAGTGGATCAAGTCAGGAGTTCTCTCCGCGGCGGCAATGATGCCATCACGGAGGGCCACCGAGAAGCAGTCGCCGCCAGTGAACCAGCGGACATGCGTGGTCTTGTGCTGCCTGGAGCGCTCGATACCGCCAAGGAGGATGTCCCTGAGGGCATCTGGAGCGGCATGGCGCACAAGATCGAAATTGCGCCAGCGGCTATTGCGAGCCGTGGGATAACGCTGCTCCGTGCTGACTTCGTAGCAACGAATGATCTGCTGAGGGCCATCCGTAATTTGGCCGGTATTCCGATCGGAAAGCGCAAGGCAGGTTAAGGCGCCAGGGCAGGTGTGCCCAGAGGGAAGTGAGAAGGTCAAGAAGGAATCAGGGAGTTTGCCATTGCCTCGACCGAAGAATGGCAACTCACGGAAGGTGCTGACCTCAAGCGCAGGGGTGGGACGAACAAGGACTGTCATGATCACTTAGCCGATCCAGCAGAGACATCACGCTTGAGCTGCTGCAGCTGGACATCAGCCAGGGCTTGCGCTTTTTCAAGTTCAGACTTGAGGCGTGACAGGGTGTTAGCCAGGGTAAGCGCTTCATCGGTGGTCAAGGGACTGGATTGACCCAGGGAGTCGTAATGCGACTGAAGAGCCAGGAGCTCCCAGTAGAGGAACTCCGCCTGCCTGGGAGTGTGATCCAGGCGGATCATGTAGGGACGTGGATACATGTGATTGGTGGTTGAATGGACAAACGAAAACCCGCCTAGCAAGCAGTGCGCACTGCTGAGAAAGGGCAATAAAAAAGCCGACCCATTGGCCGGCGAGGTGGTGAGTTGCGCGACAGGGGTGGCAGCAGCTTGCGCCCCCGTGGAATTAAAGATTCTGCTCTATCAAGTCAGCGATCTGAAGGAACGAAAAACCGTTGTCATTAACATCGGTCAGATTTTGACTACTTAGGTCATATTCGTGGTCAGCGCAGGAAGGGTCGTCAAGCCTGCAGTCGGGCAAGCTGACGTTGAACTCCCCTGTCAGCGCAAAGTCGGGATCATCAGCAATTATTCCTGCCCACTTGGCAACCTCCCCAGGGAGGAGCGCGTCGCAGCGCAGATAGGTCTGGCCTTTGTCGTCCCACCCTGGCCCACCCTGGTCGCGATCGTAGAGATCGCAGAGGACCCCCAGACAGCAGTAGGTGTCCCCGAAGCGGAGCTGGCCCATGCCCTGCTGGTAGTTACCCGAGCGCAGGGCGTCGACCCAGAGTTTTTTGATGTGTTCGTGCATGAGAATTACCGGCTCAGGGCCGGGAGAAGGGGAGGTAGTGATTGGTTGCCACGGAATCAAAACCGCTGCTCAACAAAGTCAGCGATGTCGTTGAACGAGGCGCCTCTGTCGTTCATTTTGGCTAGCTCGACTTCGTCGGCTGCGCCACGGGTGGGCATCCCTTTGCAATCCAGCGCACCGGCCCATTCCCAGATTTTTCGGGGAGGGTAGTGAACGTGGTCGCCGAGGTAGGACCAGTTTCCGTCACGCTGCTTCCATTCCAACCCGCTCCTGGAATGCAGGTCGCAAAGGACTCCGAGACAGCAGAAGCCGTCTTCGCCGCGAAGCCTGCCTCTACCCTGCTGGTAGCTGCCCGAGCGCAGGGCGTTGATCCAAAGCTGTTTGATGCGTGGATTCACAAGGATTGCCGGCTCAGGGCCGGGGGGAGGTGATGCGGTAAAAGGGGTTTTCGTAGTGATGAATAACTTCCATGGCTTCTTCGACCTCGGCCCTGATCAGGTTCTGAATGTTGGGGCCGATCGCCCCGCATTTGAGTGCCATATCAATAGCAGCAACATGCCTGGCAAGAGCGGCGTAGGCATGAGCCGGGTCTGGTTGGATGATTTCAGGCGTTTCCATGAATAGGCCCGGTTGGGTGATCTCGGTCATTTCGATTCGTGTTGGAAGCGAGGGAAGCGTTTTACCCATCGGGAAGAGCCTCCAGGGCGTGGAGGATGATGTCGCTGTCGCCAGGCAAAGAAGAGCCGCAGCGGGCTCGGTTATGTGCATTTAATGCACATTGCTTCAAGCTCGGCGGCTTGGGGCGTCGGGCGGCGCGGAGATCGTCGGAAATCGCGCAGCCGTAAAGCCGTACCACCGACGAAACGCACGCCTCCAGCTCAGCATCTGCAGCGGCCTGAATCTCTGGCTCGCGCTGGTCCCAGGCCCATCGGGCGGTCTTGACTAGGACTTCGTTTAATCGGTGATTAGCGAGAGTGATCAACGTACACTTGCCGTTCCAGGAGGTGTACTCCGGCTCGGTTATCCACTGCTCAATTAGCTCCTGAGGCGGGCTGCTGGGGTGCTGCTGTGGTTCAGTCATGGGTTTAGGTGTTGAACTCAAAGGTTTTTCCGGATAGTTGGATTAGGCGGTCACCACCAGGAGTTACTCATCGTCAGACTCTTCTGCGATGTCGATCTGTTGCTGAACCCAGTCCCAGTAGCCGAGACGGGTGTCACCCTCAAGGGCTTCGTGGGCCCAGTCACTAGGCGGGAAGGCTGGGTGTTCACCCCAGTGGCCGCCGTAAAGGGAATCCAAATGGATAGTCATTGCGAAATGCGAGAACTGAGTGAATAAGGGAGGGGCTCACCGTGCAGCACAACAAACGTCAGTGGTGGACACAACGCTTCTCGTGCATCACAGGAGGTTCGCGCCAGGATGTGAGCAATTCCGGGCAGGGTGAGATGGCGGCCTGGGATTGATCTGGGCCAGGCCAGGGCAAATCGGTAGGTGGCCAAGTGGTGTGGATCATCAATGAGTTGATCCAGCCGAACTCTCCCCTGAAGAAGTAGGTAGAGATCGGTAGCCAGGAAGCGCAGTGCCGCATGCAAGGCACCCAGGATCAAGGTCATTGTCCAGGGCCTCGTAGTGAAATGCAGCTGCGATGAAGCCCCCGTATTCCGGGTGCTCAGGGAGGGGATCTCCCTCAAGGAGCCAGTCCCGTTCAGGGATCGGCTTTCCGTCGTGGCGGAAGGGTGCATACCAGGTGCCTTCATGGAGGGACCATCCAGCAGAACGTCGCACACGGGCGACAGGGCTCAGAAGTAAGACAAGTCTGTCAAGGATGTTGATCATTGGGATAGGTGGCACAGGCTAGGGTCTGGGAAGGTGACAACGCTCGTCAGCAATCACAACAACGCATGGACCATAGGCCCGCTCGTGTTGTCTTGCAAGCCGTGCGAGGTCTCTGGCAGTGCCATTGGCCTCGAGGAAGGGTTGCTTTTTGTTGGGCTCGTAGATCTTGAGGGTCATGATGAGTCAGAAGGGGTGAGCGGAGGGAAGGAGTGGGATCAGTTGGCGCCGATGCAGGCAGCAGTAGCGGCGAGAGCCGGTGGGGTGGACTGTGCCATCAAACAGGCGACAGCCTTGGCCCAGACGGATGCTTGCATCCGGTCGTGTTCCACACTGCCGTCAGTGCCGCAGTCGTGGGCCAACTCATGGACTAGGACCGATAGGAAGGATTCCATCGATACCAGGGAGCGGCGGGAGACCCTGATTTTTCCAGTGGAGGCGTGATGGGTCCCGAGGATGGTGGGACTAGAGAAGTCGACGATGCTGACGCGCCCGAGCAGGGGTGCCAACTCGAGCGCAAGTCCAGCGCCGCCGACCAATCCCATGCCACGCAGGTAGATCACCTGCTCGCTTTCTGTGAGATCAGCAATGGTGTAGGTCTGAGTGATGGCACCGACCTCGCTCTTTTTGATCTGATCAAGATCAAGGTCGATGCCCTTGAAGAAATCACAGAGGAGCTTGGAGGAGAGGATTCCCATCCGTCCGTAGTGGCCGGCCTCCTTGTAGTCGGAGGCGGAGTGGACAGGGATGGCGGTGTCGCCATGGGCGTCTCGGAAGAGTTGCCCGACGCAGGCAAGAAGATCCCGATAAGGAGTGGCGAACTCGTAGTAGCAGAGGTCCTGCTTGCCTGAACCCAGGAGATCCAGGACTTGCTGGGCCACGGACTCAGAGCCGATGCTGTCGGTGAATGCTTCTCGGCTCCCCTCGAAGTGGTTGAACAACTGCTCCCACAGCTTGACCCTGTTGTACCTGGCGTCATAGCTGTTGACCATGCGCCGGTCCCGATCGGTCGAGGCATGGAGAAAGTTGTAGCCGTACTGAAGGTTGTCATCGCCTTCCACCCAGATGCCTTTGACGTAGGACTGGCTGTGGAATTTGGGCTCCATCAGGACCTGGCCGCTGGTGGTCTTGATGGCTGTTGTGTCTTGGAAATCGAGGAAGCGATCACGGAAGGACTGCCATTCGGCAAGGGTGACCTGGACTTCAACGACGAAATCCTCTGCGGCCCTGGGGAGATGACGGGTGCGGATGGTCAGAACGTCCTGGCCGAACTCCTTAGATGGAGCAATGAGTGGCGTCCAGGATTCGTCACCATTGAGGAAGCGGATCTGACGACCAGCCCGGGCTAGAGCAAGGGCGCCGAGCTTGAGGCCTTCACCAAAGTGACCGCGCTGGGAGTCATTACCAGCCTTGGTGGTCTGGCCCATGAGCCAGACATTGCGCTGCAGCTTGGCGCCACTACTGCTGACACGCAGGTGGCGGCCGGTGTGACTGATAGAGAGCTCGTGGCCAATATCACGGGCATCGAGGGCGTTCTGGATGACTTCGCGAACACCCTCGTAGATGCCCCAGTCACTGACGTATTCGGGGCTGATGGTGAGCTGAAATGTTGCCATGAATGAAATGAGGTAGAGAGTTCAGGGATAAGGGGAACTGCGCACCGAAACAGGCAGTGTGCACTGCTGAGTGGGCCCAACGAACTAGGAATCAGCGGCTCCGGGGAAAGCGCTGAATACTCAAACCACTGAGCGCTGTGGGGGTGCTTCCTTGAAAAGATGTCTGTAGGCTCCTCGCGGCATGAGCCAATCTGTTCTCCATTCCCCATCGGAAGAGAAGGAGAAAGCGGGGCAGTGGTGGGCTATACGCAAGAGACAGAGACAGACGGCTAGGTCATAGGGTTTGTGCGCTGTTTTGCAGAAGTTGAATTCCCTATCAGCGCGACCAGGACTGAATGGGACATGAAAAGTCTCGTAGCCGTCCCCACCAGCACCGTTAAGTCGAATTTCCGACTTTGTTACAAGAGGAGGGAGATTGTTGTCGTATTCGGCCTGTAGAGCGATTCCCTGCTCCCCGCAGTACGAGACAATCTTGCGAGTATCTCTGCAGATTGCAGACCATTGATCAAGGGTAAAGTCTTTGGATTGCTGCCAGTAATGTGTGTAGCCCATTTGATAGTGGGTGCAGGTGGAAATAGAAGGAGAAGGGCCGCCAAGCGCGGCCCCGTTGGCGGAAGCGATCAGGCATGGACCAGTTCGCGGGCGACTTCATTGGCCCGCTTGATGACACCAGCGCCGGTGCCGAAGAGGGCCGAGTGGATGCGGCGCTTGCCGGCGCCTTGGGTCTTGCCGGAGGATTCGACTTCGGTGACGGCATTGAGGCCCCAGTAGAGGGTGCCTGCAACGCCCGGGATGTCACGGCCGAGGCCGTAATTCCAGGCGTGCTCGAGCTTGGCCCACTTGCGGGGCATGTCTTCGATGGAGCCAGGGCGGGTGTCGCCGTTGTCCATGCGGACAGATGGGATTTGCTTTTCGTAGACCTGCTCAAGGAAGTGCCGGTAGAGATCGGTGGTCATGGGCACCTCCCGCATGGCGCGGTACTCATCGACGACCTGGGCAAAGCTCTGGCGAGCAATGTCGATACTGGAGAGGATGCGATCGATTTGGGCCACATCGTTCTCGGTGTGCTTGATGGTGAACTGCCGGCCGTGGCGGTTAGCGTCGTTCATGGCGTAGCCGAGGGTGTTCAAACAGACGACCCTGGTGTCAGTGAAGATCCCTCCGAAGGCAGTGCTGCCGTCGTGGCCGAGGTAGCCGACGATGTTGCGGTAGACCTTGTCACCAGGGATGACCTGCTGGTCAGTGCCGCGGATCTTGGCAGTGAAGGCCACCTTGGCACCCTCGCGCAGGACGATCACAGCATCCATGTCGCATTCTTCCCGTAGGGCAGAAGCGAAATCCAGCAGGCGCTGGTTGGGGATGATCTTGTAATCGGGGCTGGCGGTGCCGAGGATCTTGCGGGTGTCGGGCCGCCAGATGGCAACACGGCTGTCCGCCATGTTGATCAGGTGCTGATGCGCGGCCTGGTGGATGGCTTCTCCGCGCTCTTGCGGGGTAGAGAAGGGCTGGTCAGCCGCCAGGGCAATGGCATCGAGGAGCTCAGGATTGTTGAGGTCGCCGGCCCAGAGCTGGAGTTTCTCCACAGGGAAGAGAGCTCCAGCCCGGCGGAAGGCGTCAGGGGCGGGCACGGTGCCTTCGATGACATCGCCTTCGCCGTGCCAGGCGGCGGTGCTGTGCATGAAGAGCGCGGAAGTGACTTCGTGTGCCATGGGAATTAAGAAATGGATGAGAAAGTGAATGGAGGTGACGGGGGCTAGCGGCTGGGGAGGGCTACTGTCCCTTGCTGAAGGGATTGATTGATTTGGGCGATGGCTGCAACCATGTCGGCTTTGGAGCCGCCGATGTTTTCAGCTCTGACCTGGGCGATGGATTCCCAGTCAGGACCGCAGACGCAGACATTGATGAACGTCGGCTTGCGGTTCTTGACTCGACCCTCACCCTTTGAGGTGATCAGCTTGACTGCCTGGGTGGTCAGATCAAGAACGAGCAGCGCCCCTAGAAGGCTTTTGATGGAGTTGGAAGTAGAAACCTGGCCAGGTTCTCTGTCCACGGGACGCTCATCAGCGGGTAGAAGCAGACGAAACGGCTGAGTAGGAGCACCAGAGATCATGCGGACCTCGAGGTAATCACGAGGACCTGACTCGGTGTTCCCTGCTAGCTGGATCAAGCGGAGGGCAGTGATTGCCCCGCGGATCTCAGGGAAGATGACGTCCTTGCGGTCATACAGGTAGAAATTGGCTAGGGGGTCGATGCCGATGGTCATCGGCTGAGGAGGGGGAGGAGTGGGAGTCGCCCAGTGGGGTAGCTCGGGTGATTGAGTGGATAGAGAGGAAGTCATGGGCAAATGAAATGAACGCAGCAGGTCGTGCGCACTGCTGAACAGGCGCAAGAATTTGTCACATGGTCATGCCTTTGACGTCGTCCTCACTGAGTTCGACGCCTGCTGCCCTGTAATAGGGAATACAAGCAATAGCTGTAAGTTTCTGAGCGACGTCCGCCCGGCGTGCCTCGTTGACGACAGGCGAGATCAGCCTGTACTGCATCGTGAAGCAGGAGCAGACTTCACTTGCGATCCGAGTGAGGGCAACCGGAAGGACTTGAGCCCCCTCCTCCCTGGCCCGCTTACGGGCGGTATGAGGATGGGGCGGTCGATGCCCGTTGCTGCCGTGTCCTAATTCCGCGGTAGGGAGATAGTCAGGATCTCCCCACCCGGCCTCAGGGTCAGGAGGGATCGAAGGCTCTTCCATTTGCTGCGGCTCATGGAAGTCCAACTCGAGGACAGAAGCACCGAGAGTTGGTTCGAAGCGGAGCTGGCTTTCGTCGAACTGAAATCCAGGTTTGATGATGTCTGAAATTGCGGGCGAGAAGACAGCGACGGACTGCCCGCCTGCGTTGGTGGGTTTATCGAAGTAGGAATAGTGCCAGCCGGGGATTTTGTAGCTGGGCTTGGGATGGGTTGTGACGGTGTGAATTGGCATTGAAGGGATGAAAGGAAAGAGCACATCGCGCTCAGCTGCTCAGGAGGGAGCAGGACTGATTCGCCGATGCGCTCAAATTGGTAGAGAGGGAAGAGGGTGATGAGGGCGCTTTTGGCCCGACCATTGATGGGTGTGATTAGCCCATCTCCGGTCGGGGTGTAACTCACTTGCAGCCATGGCGGCTGGAGCGTCACTTGATGGACCAGGTCTTCTTGCGAATGACCTCAGCGCCAGGGACTGCGTCTGATCTCAGGACGATCGCATGCGTTGCTGGGCCGTAAGCCACTGAGAGGGAGCGGGCTTCTTCAGGGGCTGGATTTTGCTTGATGCGTTCCTTGACAAGATTCTTGATTGGATAGGAATTAAGGGTTGGCAAGAGATAATCACCTCCCGACACACCAGTGATGAGCTCAGCAATGAAATCACTGATTTCCTTGTGAAGCATGGGGCCTAAATCACCCTTGCCAGCAGGGACTTGGATGATGATTTCGTGCCGGCACAAATCCGGCGGGACCTGCTGGTCATCCAGGATCTCGGTGGAGTCACTCTGACGTGAGCAGAGGTCGTAATCCGAAAGATGGAATTCCTTCTTGCCGGGATGGAGGGCCGCCAAGGTTCGAACCAGGTAGCGGAGCAAGCGATCGGAATCGGCTTGGTCGCGATTGCTCTTCTCCTTGTAGGTCTCGACCTGCTGCTTGAAGTAAGCAGCACGGTTCTCCAGTGACTTAACAACAAAGGCCATTTGATTGACCTTGTCCAGCAATGACTGCTGGCTGGTATTGGCGCGTTGGAGGATAGAGGAGATGAGCTCTTCTGCAGTGGCTGCTTCTTCGGGGTCCTCAGAGGAAAGCTGGGCGACGGCAATCGCAAGCTCGCCGTCAATCTCCTGGGCCTCCATGGCCAGGTGGAAGAGGGATCTGCCATTGGCCTGAACAATGGGCTCAAAGGTGGTGGGCTTGGGTGGTGGAGCGACGACCATAGGAATTGAATGGATTGATGAGATGTCTGGCGGTATGCCCGACGTGGCGGTCATTGAAGCAGAAAAGCCCCGGCTTGCGCCAGGGCTCGTTGCTACCGAAACAGATGTTGGTCTTAGGCGGTTTGAGCCTCGCCGGAGTCGTCGGACTTGCTGGGAGCGTCAGTGATGTTGATCACTTTGGCTTGCTTCCTGGCGTCCTGCAGCTGCTTGAGCTGACAGGCACGCATGCCGACCTGGAGGGCGCTCAGCCGGTATGGCTTCCCTTCCTCCGGGGATTGGACGATCTTGGCGAAGTAGGTCACTCCGTTGATCTCGACGGACTCGGATGGGTCATCCTCGCCGAACATCTCGATGGCGTGGTCGGACTTGAAGCCAACCTTGAAGGCTGTCTCACGAACAGCGATGCCGTCCTTGCGGCCGGTCACGAAAGCCAGAGTGGCCTCAGTCCAGTTGGACTTTTCGGAGTCGTCGCTGTCGAGAATGTTGTACCAGCGAAGCTCGATGGGAACGAGGGGAAGAGAGATTTGGGGCATGATCAGAGGAAAGGGTAAAGGGACATTGGCCCGCTCAACAGGCAGTGTGCACTGCTGAGAAGGCTCACAAAACAGGAACTAGACTGAGAGAGATCCAGGATTGAGTTATGGGCATGAATCCGCTGAAATGGCTGGGTGGCATCGAGCAGAAGATGATCGATAAAGCCATTGCAGACGAGATTGCCCATAGGACGTCGGGCGTGGCAAGGCAGGCCAACCTCGTCGGGAAGCTCTACAAGGACAATCCCGACAGAATGATCCAGGAGATTGCTGATCGGGCCAGGGATGGATCTGGCAAGCAGATCGAAGCGGGAGCGATTCGAAAGGACTTCAGTGAGATGGGGGAGAGCGATTTCGTGGCAAGGTATTCATCCCGGATGAAACGAGGAATGGGTGGACATGGCTCACTGGGGCCAAGGGAGCGCCTGAGCCACCAGTTCGCGAATAGCGCGCTTGTGCGGCGTGGCGCCTACCCAGCATTGGCTGCTGGCGGTGCAGTGGCTGGCGGTGCGGCCATGACTGAAGGCGCTCAGCAACTGATGGCTCTGATGGGCTTCATGCAGCAGGGGCAGCAACAGGTCCAGCGGACTGAGGAGAGCCCACTGGCCTGATGCGATACGCAGGAGAGGAGACTGAGCTGGCGCAGCTGATCGAGGACGCCATGCGGCGCGATTTAGAGCTGGCCATTCTTCAGCACTCCCTGCTGGAGGGATTCCGCCGGAAGTTTGCAACTGAAGACCTGGCGGGCCTCCAGTTGCCTGGATGGGATGCACTAATGCATGACATGGGGTAAGTTGTCGGGCATTGCGCAACACACGTCATGCAGTGCGAATGCGGTGGTGAGACAAAGGTGGCTCACACCTACAAGGGGGAAGACGGGATACGAGTGAGAGCTAGGAAGTGCGACTGTTGCAGTCAAATGCTGTGGACGTCTCAACAGCCAGAGGAGGTGATCCCAGCTGAGCTGAGGCAGTGGACAGATGGGAGGCCATGCCGTGCGGCGGAGCCGAGACAGAAGGGGTCTCGCATGCCACCGACGATCGAGGAGTGGGAGGCCAATCCAGAGATGGCTTATGGCCTCAAGGCTGACGAGTTGAGGACGCTGGCAAGGCTTAAGGGTTTGACTGGAGCATGGATGTTCAACAAGACTGAGTTGTTGGAGTTTCTGATGGAAGGAGGCTGGCAGACGGGCCTAGCGAGTGAGAACCACGCGCAATAGGGCCCTCCAAGGAAGAAGTCCTTGGCATCGTTAGCTGCTGCAGCCCCAAGGTAGAGGAATAGGGCCGCAGAAATGGAGAACCGGAGGCTTTTACCGAGCTTGGGTCGATGGAGAGAAGTCATGGGGTTGAGAAAGAAGTGAAGTGTGTTGTTCAGGAGGGCGAAAGACAGATCACGCGGAAGCCGATGTCGTCGTCGGCATAGTCGGGCGAATGGCAAACGCCGCGACAGGCCGAGCGGCACCAGGTCGAGCGGCACCAGGGGTAGTTGAGCCGGGCGTGGGAGCCGCCGCGTATGGCTACCTGCGTGGGCTTGACCTCCCGGGGGAGGCACACCACGCGAAAACCGACGATGGTGCTGACGTCGGCCGGGTTGATGTTGAGCCGGCTGGCGGCGCGGCAGCCGAGCGGTAGGCCGAGCGGCGGTTCCTGGGGAAGTTGAACCGGCGGAGCACTGAACCAGGAGCCGCCCCGCATTGCGGGGGTTGTCATGGTGCTTCCTCCCGGGGGAGGCACACCACGCGGAAGCCGAAGCCTTTGCTGACATAGCCGGGCTGGAAGCGGCCGCGGTAGGCCGAGCGGCAGGTGATGCGCCAAGGGCCGCCGCGCAGTGGCAAGTAGCAGCGTGCGGTGGAGACCTCTGGAGGGAGGCACACCATGCGAAACCCGAAATGGCCGCCGGCAGAGCCGGCCCGGCCGCGGAAGCGGGAGGCCGAGTGGCAGCGCCAGGGGCTGCTGAGCCAGGAGCCGCCGCGCACTATCATCCGGAGTGGCGGTACCATCCGGGGTGGTGCTACCTCCGGAGGGAGGCACACCACGCGGAACCCGGTTTCAGAATCGGTGCATTCGGAAAAGTCGCAACCACGGGAGGCAGACCGACAGTAGCGATCGTGGTTGCTGCTCCAGGAGCCGCCGCGAACGGAGAGATCCGTCACGACCCGGGGGAGGCAAACCACACGGAAGCCGGTGAAGTCGTCAGGAAGCTCACGGGACGGCCAGACGCTTCGATAGGTAGAGCGGCCATTTGAAAGGAGGGTGCGGTACCAAGTACCGCCGCGTCGTACTTGATGCGTCATGACCTACTCAGCAAGAGGAGCAGGTCAGAGCGTCGAGCTCGGGAGACCTTGTTGCCGCGGTGCCCCCGCTCGCGAGCCAGGGCACGCAGCTGGGACACATTGAGGCTGAGGTCGATTCCATTGAGCCGGCAGCGGAAGGCTGTTAGCTCCGGGTCTTCTGCAATGGGCACAGAGAGGGTCATAGGAGGGATGGATTGGGGTTCAGGGGGAGTGAGGCCGAGGAGGTGGAGATGGAGGGCTGCTAGCTGCTGGCTGCGCTCTTCCAGGGCAAGACGCAGCTGGCTGCCGGCGGCGTAGGAGGCATCGGCAAGATGCCAGAGCAGGGCAATAGCAATGCAGAAAAAGGGGGCGGCTTGATGCATGAAATGTCGAAGCCGGCCCCCAATCAGATCGGAATGCATGGGCAGGGAATCAATAGGGCTTGTATTCGTTGAGGCACCACTCGAAGACCTGGCCGTGCATGTCGTAGAGGCCCCAGGCATTGGGTTGGTACTGCTTGACATCGCAGGTGGAATCTGCGTTGAAGCGTGCCTGGGACTCATCGAGGGTGTCACCGAAAGCGAATTCAGTGGTGGTGCCTGCGCGGCAGGCGTATTCCCACTGCTCCTCGGTGGGGAGGGTGTAGGTCTTACCTGTGGCCTGGCTGAGGCGGGCACAGAATTCCATGGCGTCATACCAGGAGACGCATTCGACGGGGCGGTCATCGCCCTTGAAGCGTGAGGGATCGGGATTGAGATCGCGCTCGATTTTGGGCAGGTTCTCGGCGACCCATCGCCACTGGGCTTGAGTGGTCGGAGTTTCCGCCATCTCAAAGCCCTTGTCGATGATCACCTCATGGACCGGCTTCTCATCAGAGAAAGCGGAGGGTGAATCGGATCCCATCATGAAGTGCCCTGGAGCGATGGAGACCATCGGCAGGTTGAGGGCGGAAGCGGAGATGCTGTGATTGGAGGTAGTCATGGTTTCTGAAGAAATGGAAGATGGACGGAGGAGGCGGCAGGGGCGAATCCCGATGATGGGGAGGGCGCAGGCCTTGTTGACGCTGCCCCGGAGGGTGGCGCGGCAGTTGCGTGGTTCGTCACTGATCCAGGAGCCACCGCGCAGCTGCCGATGGGCGTCAAGGGCTGTCATGGTGTTACCTCCCGGGGGAGGCACACCACGCGGAATCCGATGAAACTGAAGGCACCGCCGCACCGGAAGGGGTAGCGGAAGGCCGAGTCGTAGCTCCCGGGATAGAAGATCCAGGAGCCCCCGCGCAGTAGCCGAGAGGAGTCAGGGGTTGTCATGGTGTTTCCTCCCGGGGGGAGGCACACCACGCGGAAACCGATGATGATGCTGGTATCAGCAGGCAGGGCGCGGTAGCGATGGGCCGAGGGGCAGTCCCTGGGGAAGTTGAACCAGGAGCCGCCGCGCAGCAGCCGAGGGGTGTATAGCGCTGTCATGAAGGAGTAGACATCAGAAAAGGGTGCAGGACAGGGGTGATCAGGAAGGGGTCACAACAGGCGCCTCTCGAATGAGCCGCAACAGGGATTCCCGCTGCCGGCGAGTTTCGGCGTCACCGGCGGCGCAGGAGGCGGCCCAGGCGGCGTCACCGGAGGCGGCACAGGAGGCGGCCCAGGCGGCGCAGGAGGCGGCCCAGGCGGCGTCACCGGCGGCGTCACCGGCGGCGCAGGAGGCGGCCCAGGCGGCGTCACCGGAGGCGGCACAGGCTTCTTTCTCCCAGACGTTGCCAGAAGCCAGTAAATCCATGCCATTAATAACTGGGTCAATAACGGCCTGGATTCCGGGCCGCTGATGAGGGAGATTTCTTAGGGTTTCACCGAGGAAGACCCAATGGATCAAGGAGAGGTCTTTACCGTCCATAGCCACGGCGTCGGCAAAGTCGAAGAAGAATTCCTTAGCTTCCTCAAGCGGAAGAGATTCAAAGATGCGTTCCGCGATGCGAAGAATGGACTCAGTGAGCCCAAATCGCTCCACAGCAGGAGTGGGGTCGCCTGAATAAGTCAAGCACCCGATGAAGCAGCCTTTGCCGTCTGACCAGTAATTACCCTGGACGACGGCATCCGCCGTGATGCGTTCGCGGACCTCCTGTTTGAGGAGGTCGGTGTTCTTGGTGAGGGTGGTCATAAGAAAAGAATTGAGAGGAGGTTAGCCCGCATGCCATGGCTAGCAAGTCGCCCGGCACGGCTCTGTAAGAGCGCTAGGACACGTAATTGCTTGATGGTCACGGACTCCAGGAGAGGTCGAGCGACGGCCATGGAAGGGGCCGCTGGATGGATTAGGGCCCCACCCGGGTGGATGGGGCCTGGATGTACCTCAGAAGGGAACTTCCTCTGAGGTGGGCTCACCCGAGAAGGGAGCCTCGGGCTCGCTCATTGGAGCGGGGTTATCCAGCCTTGCGACGGACTGGAAGGACACAACGATCCATTCGGTGTTGCGGGTGCTTACAGGGCCTTCTGGACCGGCAACAGTGCCGTGCCAGGGGCGCTCGTATGCAGTGATGCGCACGAGGCGATCGTCTGTGTTGAAGAATTCACCGATGGTCTCAGCGAGTTCGCCGTATGCGGTGAAGAACTTCCGGGCGCCGAAGACCCTGGAATTGGTCTTCTTGTTGAAAGTCGCAAATTGGGCACCAAACTCAATAAAGGGCGTGCCGCCGTCAGTGAAGCCCCGGCGAGAGCCCTTGGGGGGAGTCTTTTGGAGCCAAAGGATTTGATTGAGCTGTTCGCCTGAGGACTCCAGCTCAGTGATTCTCGCCTTGGCGGCTTCGAGCTCAGCGACGAGCTCTTCGTAGATGCCAAAGATGGGCTGTTCTTCGGGAGCCTCAGGCGCCACGGGGGTGGCGGTAGAGGAAGGTTTGGACTTGGTGGCAGTGGACATGGGGATTTCTGGTGAGGGGTATTGAGCCGCACAACAGGCGGTGTGCACTGCTGATTTGGCTCAGTGAATAGGACTAAAGGGAGGAGTGCCAGGTATGACACCCCAGAAGATACATCAGGCAGCCGCTCGCCGCAGCTGGCGAAGCGTTTGCTGATTATCGAGGCAGAGGGTGCGTGCTGTGGTGACCGCGGCGACCATCTGCTGGGTGATGGTGAGGCCATCTTGCTTGGCCCAGAGGGCATCAAGGATGACCTCACGGAGGGCTTCGATTTTGCGATCGATAGAGCCTTGGAGGACCCGCCCAGTGGAGGGGCAGGTCCAGATGCTTGCCCTTGCGAGCAAGCGTAGATCAATAGACAGAGAATGAAGGTTGTTCTCGGTCATTGAGGGGTAGCCCGGTTGCTAACCGGGGCGAAGGGATGTGAGCCGTAGACAGCAGGTGGCACTGCTGAGAAGGCTCACTAAAAAAGCCCCACCCGGGGGATAGCCGGATGGGGCGGGGTAGGGGGTGCCAGATGTGGTAGTAGGCGCTAGAGAGGCTCTCTTGCAGGGACGAGGCGGAGGGCGGCCTCGCCAGGGGAGTCGCCTGCGTCGGAATGTGGTCCGCAATACCCGTCTTCGTGGGCATTCAAGGCGATATTCTCGACTTCGAGGCCTCTAATGTCGTCGTATACGGCTTCAAAGCCAGCGTCGTAGCCGCCTTCGTAGCCATCGACGATGACTCGCATTTCAGGAGGATGCTTGCGTAATAACTGGATCAACTCTTTGACGTTCACAGGTCACCAGGGGGGAGGATGGGGAAGAATAGCCCCACCCGGATGGTTCCGAGCGGGGCGGGGGTAGGGGGTGCCAGATGTGGCACTAGATGTACCAGCGGGGATCATCCTCCTCTGGGGAGAGGAGCATGTCCCCTACGGGCATGAAGGAGGAGGAGGAGAAGAGATTCCATCCGGCGTTGTAGTCGGGATGGGATCGGTAGTCTCCATCGGTATCGATAGCACGCATGTGCATGCATTCGATCGCGGAGCCCATCCAGGCGTGGTTGATGCTCATAATCAGTTGATGACAGGGATTTCGGCTACTTGCTCACGGTAGGACGTGTCGAAGAAAGCCTGCATGGAGTGGTCACCTGTGGCGTGCTCACGGCGGGACATTTCGCGGAAGACCTCCATGAGGCGGTCATCCACGGATGAGTCTTCCGTGAGGCGGTATTGGTCGGCGAGCTGGTCGGCTAGTTGATGGAGCTGGAAATCGGAAAGGGATGTAAGGGACATAGAAACGAAGAAGGTGGTGTCCACTGCTGAGTGGACTCAGTGAAAAAGCCCCACTCGGATGACTCCAAGCGGGGCGGGGTAGGGGGTGCCAGATGTGGCACTAGTGGTCCGAGCAGGTCACGACTTCAGTGTCGAAACCTTCGATCTCCCAGCGGCGGGAGATCGTGCCGGCAGCCTCGTGGCTGACGACCGGGACCTCCGTGTAGAGGTCGCCGTTATCGAGGTAGACGTGGACCCATATTTGGGTAGCCATGGAACGAAGCAGTGGTGTGCACTGCTGAGAGAGGTCACCAGAAAAGCCCCTGATCCAGTAAAGGACCAGGGGCAAAGGGATCACTCGGGGCGGAATCCGAGTGATAGGAGCTGACGCCAGTAAGCGCGTGCCTCGAGAAGAAAGTCCTTTTCCTCGAAAAGGTAGCTAATTTCAGGGTCTTCCGACTCAGGCACAAAGAAGCCATCTGGAGGCGGAGCGGAGCTGGCACCGAGGTGACCAGTAACAATCACTTCCGCGTAGGGATCGCCATCACCTTGTGCTGGCTCAACGCGAAATGCAACCGTTGCGACACAGGTGCCGCGATCTCCGCACCCAGGTAACAGCTCAAGCTGTCCAGGGGCGGGGCGATTGGTGCGGAGCGTCAGGGTATGAGTAGTAGACATGAATCGAAGCAGTGGCGTGCACTGCTGAGAAGGTCCAATAAGAAAAGCCCCACCCGGATAATTCCGAGCGGGGCGTGTGAGGTCAGGCGGATGCGCCACGGTGGGCCAGCCATGCCATGACGGCAATGGCGGTAAAGGTGACAAGAGCTTCGGTAGCCATTGAGGTTGCTGCTGCAATAGCAGTAGTTGTCGGGCGCTTATCTCCCGTGAAAGCGCTATGCTTCTCAACAGATAGTGTGCACTGCTGAGTTGTTTCACTGATGATGTGATCACGAGTAGTGCAACCGCGCTGCGTGCGTGAGTGTGTGCGAGTGGGAGCGGGAGTGAGAGTGTAGTGTAGGGAGCTAGGGAAGCGAGAGATAGCAGGTGCTGCAAGGGAAGGGGAGGATAAGAGATGTAAGGGTAAGATAGAGATAGTGAGGGTAGAGTATAAGAGTAGAGCGTAGTATAGGGAGTGTAGCAAAAGTATAGAAAGGATAAAAGGAACCAGGGAGGCATAGCGCATGCCGCAGCTATCGCTGCTGCTGCTGCATCCGCTGCATTGGCGCTAGCTGCTGCTATGCATTAGCTACGCGACCTGCTGCTACGCGTTGCGGCAAGGCACGTATCCCCCCTCGCTGCTCCGCTCGCGGCGCTTGCTACCGCTGCTGACAGGGGCGCTACATGCCTAATCTTTTTTTTTCCTCCCAGGTTCCCATTTTGCGTGGGGGGTTTTTAATGTATGGGGCGCGCCGCAAAAAATTTTCAGAATTCCATAGGGGAGCTTGCTTCTGTTGTTTGATTCATGGGGTGAAAGGCGTTATAATTCACAGTGCGCGACACAGCATGCAAGCGCAGCCAACCATCGGAGCAGCCCCAATGACCGATCCAAAACCCCAGCACCCAACGAATCCCCCTAATTCGCCGGATCACTTCTGGGCTGTGGAATCCGGACGACAGGGCTGGCGTCGCCCCACAGAAAGAAGCGCAGGAAGAGGGGCTGCTGCGGTGCCTGGCGGCCTGTCCGCTTTCGCAGGGCGGGTCCCTGGGCATGACGATTCACGCCTGTTCCCCGTTCCATGGGCTGAGGCGGCAGCTCCCATCAAAGCAACCCCTATGACCGCAAAGGCCGCGCTGCAACGAGCTCGCGAAGAAGAACTGGAAGAGTGCGCAAAGTTCCTGATGGAAAAGGGGCAACAAAGGCTTGCTGAGGAGCTCCGCGCGGTCCGCCGCCCACCAGACACTAGCGAGGCCGCCGATGCCGCACGCATGCGCTGGATACTGCAAGGGAATGGCTATTTCATGGAGGAAAGAGGGTTATGCGGCCACGGAACCTGCAGCAAGAACGAAATGAATAGCGCTCGTAAAGAGATTGACGAGCAAATGGCCGAAGACGAGTCACGCAAGGGCTGATTCAGGGAAAACCTGGCGCCCCGTGTCCCCGTAAGACAACAAAATCAACCCCGATAGACTGGTCTGACAGCAAGACGCGCTCGATTCGTGGTGCAATCAGGGTTTTTTGGTTCTCCAGGTCGCTTGCCCGACAGGTGGAATGGGCTCGAAGTAGCAGGGCGACGCAAATTCAAGACCGTTGGTGGGGGAGTTTTTGGCTTACCTCGTCCAGACGGGACAAGACAGGAAGTAGCTTTCCCCGTCACGGAGGCCTACCTGGGTGGAAATCGCAGCATCGAACCGATTTCTGTCATCCCCTACGAACCTCCACTGGCTGACCGCGGAAGCGTGGCCCAAGGAAGGTGGTTTACGCCCTCCGAAGAGGAACTAGGACAGCGGCCAAACAATGTTTCTAGCGTGTCGCGCCCCTTTTACGAGCCTGAAGACACCCCAGAGCGAACTCCCTTAAAAAGCTCGCTGGCAAGCCTAATTTCGGGGATTGCTGATTCTGTAACGGTCGTCGATCCCTCGATTACAGGGAAAAACACCAGGAAAGAGCTCATAAGCAGGGGTGAATTCTTGACCCCCTCCCCTGCTGAAGCGAAGCGCGGCTACCCGAAAACCACGTCCCTTGGACTTAGCTCCCCCGACTCCAGAAATCGGAGCCTTGGACTGGACCAAGACCCCGCCCGGATTGATTTCTACCGCGAATTCCTCAGTGAAGCCCCTCGGACCCCGTTATACAGAGATCGGGTGTCCATGGATTACTCGGGAGGGGCGCCAGTCGAAACATTTCCCATCGACTGGAAAACCGGCCTTCCGTCAGACACGCCCTTAGCAGCCAGGGGGCGCTATGCCAGTGAGTCACTGGAAAATGAACGCCTTTCGGGCGATGCGTTGGGGTTTAGGTCTCAAGATCCTGGGACGATCTCGCTGCGACAAAGAGCAATTGGAACTGAGGCGGCATTGAACTCCCTGGAACCAATCGTCGTCGTCGGCGCTGATGGGATCGCAAGGAGAACAATGATAGACCCGCAAATCGCTGTCGACCAGGCAACACCGAATCCGGATAGCACTGCCGCGTTCGAGCGAACAAAAGACGTCCTACTTGGAGAGCGCGTCAGGGAAATTCAAGAAGAGGCCAAAACCCCAATAATGCCGAGATCGGCGCTGATTCAAGCGTGGCGCAACGGTCGGTTCAAGCCCCTCTCGGAACCAGATGGAACCCTTATCGGCCATTTAGACGGCAAGCCAATCTTTGCACCGATGGATGGCGACGAGCCACTCACGATGACGCGTGATATCGCGATGAGAGGCCCCTATGGTGACTACGTGAAGCAGGTTCCTGAGCAGGCATACAGGGTCGGCCTTCCACTAAATCGAGACGACGACTTCATCAGGGCAGAGCTAAACAGCATCCCCCAGTTACAGGTCCGGACAAGACTTGCGCCGCAGGCTGATCGCCCTGTAAGCCTTGCTGCTTTGTTGACGAAGTCTGACGAAGGATTTGAAATTGTCTCGGCTGACACCCCCTTGCTGAGTGTTTCCCCTGAGGGATTGAAAGCGCGTGTTGCCATGCTCAGGCAGCAGTCTGCCGACATCGACAGCGAGACGGGTCGGCCAATGAATTCGTTTGGAGGTCGGCTTGACGTCTACAAAGATGGCCAGCTTCTTCAATCGATAGTGCCCGAGGTTGACCGAGGCGGCACTTACACAGGCCGATTCCTGCCCTTGCAGGAGCGGGCGGAGGGGCCTTCATTCCTTATGCCCACGCCCCTTGAGCGAATCAGGGGAGAGGAATTTGGGTCACGACGTGGCGGAATGAGCCAGTACGAATCGGGGTTCGAGGGCACATTAAATCGGCTTGGCAAGGGGGCTTTCATGCAAAGCCCGAGGACTGCCGATGGGATCAGGGACGTCATTGCTCCGATGCTTGCGAGTGGACGCCTGACAGCAGAACAGATCCAAGGGGATCCAAGGCTGTCTCATCTGTTCCGACCGGGCAGCCACGCAAGGAGAATCCTCGAGCAGGAGGTATTGGGCTCCTCCGGCGGGGCCCGGCGAGACCTCCTTGCCCCCCTCACTGGCGCGGCGACGGAAACCCCCTCGGCAGGGCAGTCATCACCAAACGAATTCTGGAAGACCTGGAGACCTCAAGGCTTCGAGCGGTCCACGGCAGCACCTCGAGTGGACCCGAGAGTCGTGCAGCTGGGGATCAATCTCAATGAAGCCCATCCTCAAGCAGAGGCCGCCAGGAGGATACTGCGTCAATCGGGCCAGATGTCTCTACCAGTGAGCGACTTGGGCGGCCAATACACTCCAAGCTACATCGACGAAGTGGCAGACTATATGGCGCGCCGGGCCGCAAGCGTGCCACGCGCAGGAGTCGGAAATGCATCCACCCAACAGGGAGAGTTCTTCCCCGCCTCACGCGTAAATCCCTCTGCCTCGACTTACGGGAGGGAACAGATTGAACCCTCCATCCGCCCACTAGGCAGAGATGAATTGCCGGCCACGCAGGAAGAGTTGGAAAGTCTCGGGCTACTCGCTCAACTCAGAAGCAGGAACAGGGTTTTCTAGCCAAAATGATTCCTCCTAGACTACCCAAAGGCGAGTATCTGCAGTGGCGTTTCAGCTCACAGGGCCAGGGTCGAAGGGTGAGGCTCGTCAGCGGACCCTTAACTACGCGCTTGCGAATGCGGCTCGCAAGCGGACAGAGCAAAACGATACCGGCAGCTTCGGAGATACGGGCGCCATTACACACACCGCCGGATTGCCGCAGAAGCAACAGTCTCGCACCTTTGATCAAGTTGGCGGGTTTGGGGAGTTCGGTGAAGCTGCAAAGGATCCGAAAAACAGGAGGTATTTCGAGGACGTCATGGGAGGCCTAGCAAATTTCCAGAACTTCATGAATCCACCCCAACCAGGCCCTTCCGCCTAACACGCCATGCTCCCCCTTCGACTTGCAGGTAACGCACTCAAGGTCCTCTACCCGGAATTGGCCGCTGGCGAGCGTGTTTTCTCTCGAAAATTTCTCACAAACACTCTTGCCAACGAAGGGCCCAACCTCCTCTTTGCTGGAATGACTGGCCTCTCCCTGCCCGGACAGGACGGGGCCACAGGATACGAAGGCGCGTCATTCGGGGAAAGAGCCGGTGCTGCAGCATTTGACGCGGCCACCTCGATTCCCGTCGGGATGGCGGGACGGCTACTTGGCGCGGGCCTGGGCGGAGTGATTGGCCGTGCCAGGAAGCGCCCACTGTCTCCAGACTGGCAAGCGCGCATCCAGGGCGTGGCCGGCATGGGGGCCGAAACAGCGCTCTGGGGGTCTGGTGTTATCCAGAACCCCTTCACCAATAGCGCCATCGAGCGCTACAACCAGGCCGCCATGGCAGCACAGGAGAACGACAAGCGCGCCTACCGCGAACAGATTCTGGCAGAAGCGGAACAAGAGCGGCAGCGCCGGACCCAGGCACTAGCTGGCTATGGCGGGGCTGGAGCAGCGCTGTCCTCGTATGGCTTCGAGGGCTTCCCTGGCCTCGGGGGACTTGGCTGATGGAGTTCCCGAAGATCCCGCGAACGGGGCTGGGGCTAAGAGATATCGCCGCTCACGCCTACCGGGCCTCCACTCGGATCAACGGGGAAAACCGTGAATTGAGCCCCTTCGAGGTGCTCGCCCAAAGGCCCCAGTCTCTACATGCAATCCGCCAGGCCATGGCAGGCCTCCCCGGCGGGTACAGCAAAAAGCAAATGGAGGAGTTCGACCGTGAACGCCTCGAGGATCCGGTTTTCCGTGATCAAACAGTCCGATTGGGCGAATACCCCGACTCGATTCCAAAGAAAGACGGGATTGCCGCAGAGGCAGCGCGACGAGCAGCCCAAGGAGCAGGAATGCTTGCGGCAGACGCCACCAGCCAAGGCGCGCAATCCCTGTGGTGGTTCATCAACGCCTTCCAGGCAGCTTCATCTGCCGCAGGGCAGCAGGCTATGCATCATTCCCTCAGGGGAATACCGGGCGCGCCGAAGACTCCGTTCACTCGCCAGCACTACGCAGTCTCCGCGACTTTCCCCCTCGTCCTAGGGGCCAGCGCCGCAGTCGGGAACCTCTTCCGGCAGCCTGGATATTCGGCGGTACTCCCTGATGAGGAGGATCGAACTGAGTCCTCCAATCCACTCATGGAGGCTGGACTGCGCTCGCTTGGCATGACAGGAAGCCTGCTGCCGTACAAGGATTTCATTCAGGAACGACCAGACGTTTCCAGGGACGAATACGAGTCCTACAAGGCCTACCTCCATGGAAACCCCATGCCCGTGAAGGTCAACATGGACGGGATTCACGGGGCGGAAGTCAATCTATTGGGCAGGCCGATCCCACTTTTGACCGGGATTCTCCCCGTCGCGGCTGGCGTTGCCGGAGGGGCCCTTGGAGTGAGAATGGCAGGTAAGCGGCTGGCATCCAGCGGGAGGGTCAATAAATTCGAGGCCCAACAAAGGATGGACGATAAAATCGGCCAACTCCGCAAGCAAGCACTGGAAGTGGATCGCGAGATCGAGAGACTGGATCGCATGTCTCCCACCTCCGAGGATTCGCGTCTATCCGGATGGGCCACCTCTGTCAATCAGGAGCGCGAGAGGGCTGAGCAAAAAAGCAAGAACCTCAACAGGTTGATCTCTAAAACCTCACAACGGAAGAGACAGGCTCAGAACCAAATAGAAGATGCACTCTTCCTCGGAGGCGTTGGCGGCTCAGCTGCCGGACTCAGTATCACGGCTGCCGGGGCCTCACTGATGGAGCAGATGCGCAGGGCGGCCAATGCGGAGGAAAATCGCCAGAAGCAGTCAGAAGAATTGACACCCGTGGAAGCGTACTAGAATTGAAACCGGGCACCTTTTCCCATGTTCGATCCGTTTAACCCAGGAGCGAGTCCGTTCAGCAACGCCTTCGAGGGCGGCGGATATCGCGCCTTTGCGGGTAGGGAAGACCAGATGGAAAGACAAAAGCTTGCACTGGAGCGTGCCCGAGAGAAGAAGCGCGAACTACTTGAAAATGAATACAAACAAGGAGAGAAAATGGCCAAGGAATACAAGGTGCCATTCCAGCCGAAGGATTGGGTATCGTCTGCGGCCAACGCTGCTTCAACTGCTTTAGGAATTGCAAAGGAGCAGGGATTGTTCCGGCCAAAAACTGACAACACTCGGCCCATAGAGACGACCTTCAATATGTCGAGGCGGAATGAGGTTCCACAGGCAGTAAGGGATGTAACCTCTGATTTTCTAAACACGCGTAGCTCTTGGGGCTTTGACCCCTCGAAAGCCTTTAACCCATGAGTTACTACTCCGCCGGCAGAGACGATCGAATGCAGTCTCAAAAGCTCGCATTTGATCGAGCACGCGCCGCTAGGAAAGCACGCTCCAGCGCCTGGCCTTCCTTCGACAAGGACCCCGCCTACAAAAGCAATATCTCCAGCAGTTTCAATCCATTTGACAATAAGTTTGGCAGCTCCCAGTTCAAATACAGCGGCGCCAAGGACAGCTTCGCGCAGGACTCACTTGAGGACTGGCAAAAAGCCTACGAGGATGACGAACACGACTTTGCGCTCGAGGCTCAGGAAAGAGGCTTCAAACTGCAAGACAGTACCTCCAAGATTGCGAAGGAGGCCCAGGAGGAAGCACAAAAGAGGGCCCAAGGACAACAAAGGAGAAGAGGAGTCCTCGGACTTGTCAGCTCTGCTGCAAGCTTTATCCCAGGCGTCGGGCCTCTCATCAGTGCCGGTATCAATGCTTTCTCCTAACAGGCCACCTATCGATGCTCACTAGAATCAACACAATGAGGAGCCCTGAACAATGCCGCTGCCCGCTCTAGCCGCAGGTGGCTCATTCCTGTCTGGATTGTCGGGACTCATGACCCGCCAGGGGCTGATGGCTGCTGCGACCTACGGGCCACTCATCTTCCAAGCAGCAAGCCAGCTGAATAATCCCGATCCCACGCGTGATACGTCTGACAACATAGGTGCCGCAGTGGGCAGCCTTGGTGTTGGAATTCCCGGGGCGCTCCTTGGCTCGTACCTGGGCAGGAGGGGCGGGCGATCCCTTGCTTACCGCACTGGTAAGCCATTGAATCCAGACATCCCCGGAGTGAGACTCGGTGGTCAAGTGGGGGGAACCATTGGCGGGGCCCTCGGCGGATTGGCTCTTGCAGGGGTAGGGGCCAACGTCGGTCAAGGGGTGGCAGGGTTCACAAAGGGGGACGCCCTCTCGCAGCAGATCAGGATGAATGAGCGGCTGTTCGAGTCTCAGGCGCGACTCCAAAGAGAAGCTCAGGAGGCTTCGCTTCCTTTGATGCGCAGTCAGCAAGATTTGGCGTTACGCGGGTACGCAGATCAAATGCTGCTTGAAGAGAGAGCCCGCGGACTCGATGCCTATCGCTCTGCTCTTTACGGGGTAGTCAATCGGCCACCCGTACAGGACAACGGGTTCTCCACCGCTCTCGCTCAATACGCTCTTGGGGGATTCGCCTAATGGCATACATCCTGCCGCAAAGCACATTCGCAGACCTAACAAGGGGACTGCCGGGCCCGCAGATTATCCCCGGCGCTGGTGGGTTCGCCGCCGCCCAGCGGAGCAGAGATGAGCAGGACGCCGAGCTCAGAGCGAGCCAGCTGCGTCTTGATACGGAACTGGAGTCCGATAGGTGGAAGCACGAGCAAAGCTTGCGAGAACTTGCACCCGGCAGCGCGAAGTCGGCCAAGCCTAAATTCAGTGATCGCCTCTTTGCTCTTGCCAATACAGGTGCGTTAGCCAATATCGCTAATGCTGTAGCTGGCTTCCCTACCGAGGGGGGCAAATCCCTGATGAATGCATATCAGAAGTCCATAGAACAACGACCATCCATGACTGACGTGGGGATCAAAGCACTTCAGGACGCAAGCGAGATAGCTGCCAATGTCAACAACTTGGGAGCAGCCGTGCCCCTTGCATTTCAGGCGGATCTAATCAACTCAAACAAGGATCTATGGACCGCACCTCGACTCTCCTATTTCCGGCCGGGCTAGCATGACTGACAAGTCTGGCATCCGAGGAGATTAGGCCATGGTTGGGAACTTTCTCTACGGGGTCGGCAAAGCTATTGACCCCAGCCAGTCGACAGCGGCGCGAAACGATCAAAGGAGGCTGCGGCTGGAAAAGGAGGCCGAAGAGCGAACGCGGCGAGCCCTGGCCCAGCAGGATTTCTTTGGGCAACTGAGAGGGCTCACCGCAATTGACGAGCAAAACGCAAACAAAGCGTTCAACCGTGGGGAGCAAGGCAAGGATAACGATCTAACGCGTGGTATCGCAAAGCAGGCTAGTGAAACCGAGCTGCTGAACCGGATCATTCCTGTCAAGACGGCATCGACCATACAGATAGGCGAAGGCAAGGGAGAGCAGGACAGAAAGACCATAGTGACCGCGGGGCAAGCAAGCGAAAGTTACGATGCCACGCAGAGGAAGGGTGCTACGACCGCTTTTCAGGCTGTGTTCCCCATGGTCAACGATGGGGTCCTGGCACAGCAATCTAATCTTCTCACAAACGGCCTTCAGTACGCGATCAATGCTGAAGAGCGGGAAAGGGAAAGAAGCTACCAACGAATGATGGAAATGCAGGAAAGAATGAGACCCAAGCTCGGAACAGTGCTAGCGGCAAACGCACCAGCGCTGCTGGGGACGGTTCTGGGGATGTTCGGGGCGTAAACAATGGCTCCTAAAAAGTCGAACAACAAGAGCAACTCCTCTAGCAAGAGCAACTCCTCTAGCAAGAGCAAGTCCTCTAGCAAGAGCAAGTCCTCCAGCAAGGACAACCAGAAGTCCGCTGCTGATCGGGCGAGGGCCTATAAAGAGGCGGCAGAAGAAGACTTCCAAATGGGGAAGCGCATCGGTGAAGAGCAGCTTGGCTTAAACGTCAGGTACACCGATGCCATGGCGCCAAAGGCATTGGACTATGCCCGGCAGTCCCAGTCCATCGCCGATGACAGTTACACCAGGCAGTCCGGGGTCGACAGAGATATTCAGCTTCAACTAAGACAGGCCGACACGGCCAACGAAAATTACCTGCAGCAGGAGCAGGGAAACATTCAAAGCCGCCTGCAGAATGAAAGAGGAGTCATTGATCGAGACCTTGAGGGCATCAGGGTCGGCGGACAGAAGTACGCCTACGACAGACAACTAGAGGGGACAAAGTACGCCCAAGACGCAGAAAGCGGCAGGAGCCGTTATACGACTGATGCTCAGACAGCAATCAATCGTTATTCTCAGGACGCAGAAACAGGGCGATCACGTTACGGGCAAGACCAGGAGACTGGCCGCTTCCGCTTCGGCCAGGAGCAGGAGACAGGCAGATTCACCCTTGGCCAGCGAGAAGAGACCGGCCGCGTTCGCTACGCACAAGACGCAGAAACGGGTCGATTCAATCTCGGCCAAAGAGAAGAGACTGGACGTCTTCGTTACGCTCAAGACGCCGAGACTGACAGGTTTGGTCTTGGCCAAAGAGAAGAAACTGGACGTGTCAGATACTCTCAGGACGCAGAGACAGGTCGATTTAATCTTGGTCAAAGAGAAGAGACCGGCCGCCTACGCTACGCCCAGGACGCCGAGACCGATAGGTTTGGCCTTGGCCAGCGAGAGGAAACCGGACGTGTCAGATACTCTCAGGACGCGGAGACAGGTCGATTTAATCTTGGCCAAAGAGAAGAGACTGGACGTCTTCGTTACGCCCAGGACGCAGAGACCGACAGGTTTGGTCTTGGCCAAAGAGAAGAAACTGGACGCGTCAGGTACTCCCAGGACGCAGAGACGGGGCGCTCTCGATTCACGCAAGAACAAGAGACTGGTCGCCTTCGGTATGCCCAGGATGCCGAGACCGACAGGTTCGGTCTTGGCCAAAGAGAGGAAACTGGCCGAGTCAGATATTCCCAGGACGCAGAGACGGGTCGTTCCCGATTTGCCCAAGAGCAAGAGACTGGCAGATTCAAGTTTGGCCAGAGACAGGAGACCGGGCGAGTCAGGTATTCGCAAGATGCAGAAACCGCCCGCTCTCGATACAGCCAGGACCAAGAGACCGGAAGGTTCACTCTTGGCCAAAGAGAGGAGACCGGTCGCCTTCGTTACGCGCAAGATGCTGAAACCGACAGGTTCGGCCTTGGTCAGCGAGAAGAGACCGGGCGGGTCAGATACTCACAGGATGCGGAGAGCGCCCGCTCTCGCTACGCCCAGGATCAAGAAACTGGCAGGTTCACCCTTGGCCAGCGGGAAGAGACTGGACGCCTTCGCTATGCACAGGACGCCGAAACTGACCGATTTGGCCTTGGTCAGCGGGAGGAGACTGGCCGTGTTCGGTACTCACAAGATGCCGAAACGGGGCGCACCAGGTACACAGCTGACACCCAGCGGGACATCAACCGGTACTCCCAGGACCGGGAGAGCGAGCGATTCGCCCTCGGCCAAAAAGAGGAGACCGGACGCACACGTTACACCGCGGACTCCCAGGAGAGAACCAGCAAGTACGGCGCTGATCAGACCCTAAGAGGCACCAGGGCCCAGGTTCGCGGTCAGATGTACGGGGCTGATCGCTCCCTTGATGCCACCCGGTATTCCTCTGATAGCCAAGAGCGATCCTCCCGCTATGGACAGGACGCGGAAAGCGGCAGGACGAGATACACGGCTGACACCCAGCGGGCCATTAGCCGTTACAGCCAGGACGCAGAGAGTGGCCGGACCAAGTACACGGCCGATTCCCAGGAGAGGACCAGTAAGTATGGTGCCGATCAAGCCCTAAGGGGAACCCAAACCCAGGTCCGCGGCCAAATGTATGGGGCTGACCGCTCTCTTGACGCCACCCGGTACTCCTCTGATAGCCAGGAGCGGGCCTCTCGTTTCGGTCAGCAGCAAGAATCTGAGCGGACTCGCTATACAGCTGATTCTCAAGAGAGGACCAGCAAGTATGGTGCCGATCAAGCCCTCAAAGGCACCCAGACCCAGGTCCGCGGCCAGATGTATGGGGCTGATCGGGCCCTCGAAGGAACCCGGTACTCCTCCGACAGCCAGGAGCGGGCATCCCGCTTCGGGCAAGAGCAGGAATCCGAGCGGACACGTTACACGTCCGACTCTCAGGAGCGCCTCACCAAGTACAGCGATGACAGCCGGGAGCGCCTCGGCCGGTACAGCGCCGACTCCCAAGAGCGCATAGGCCGCGACCGCAACACCAGCGAGGAGCGCCGAATCGGCATGGCTGGAGAGCAAGAGCGCAAGACCCTCACCCAGGGAACCGATGAGACCTTGCGCCTAAGGGCCGACGCGAGGGGCGCCATTAGCCGTTACTCTCCGTTCTCCCGCGGCAAGGCCGCCGCCAGATACTTTGGCTGATTCCCATCCTGGGGTATCGGCTTTTCTCTCCTCGCTAAATAACGAGCAACGGGAAAGATTCCTAACAGAGGCCGACAATCGCGATTCCGTGTACCAGCTCTGGATGTACGCCAGTGCCATGGGATATGAGTCGTGTTTTCTCGAGCTGGAGTCCTGGCAGAAAGAACGTTATCCCAGGCTGAATCGAAAACTGGCGCTCACCGCAGAGGCCGTGCGGCTCCAGCAGGATATTGCAGCGCTTCGAGCCTGCGAAAATCCGGACCCGAGGCTCATCGCTGCTCTGACAAAGGAGTTGCGAGGGCACCTGGTGGAGATCGAGCGGATGGAGCGCGGCCAAGATCGACGGGGGCTCCTACTGGCTGGAGCTGATCGACTCCTGAAAACCGTACAGGATTCCTTTCCTGACGACCCCGAAATGCAGAGCGTTTTAGAGGAATCATTCGAGACCTTCCTCGCCCAGCTGAGAGAGGAGCGCTGAGTTGTTACATTGCCAGTTATGGCTGGCACCTCGATAGCCCAGGCACGCAGGCGCTCCACGCTTGCTGCTGCTAAAAGGCTCCCAAAGAGAACATCCGCAGATGCGGCGGCTCCAGAAGACATTCAACTGGCCCGTGACAATTTCGCGGCCTTTTGCACCCGAATGGGGAAGCCGCCAGCGCCGCACATGATGCTGTGGCACGAGAAGTTCATCACTGGCAAAAGCAGCGACCACCTCCTTGATGTTGCCGGGCCCAACGAATGCCTACTGAGTCCCAGGGGGTCCGCAAAGAGCACCTTCGTGGGATTGCTATGCGCCTGGCTGATTGGGCGGCATGCCCTGCAAAGGAAGCTGTTGCGGATTCTTTATGTGTCCTACAACATCGACGTAGCCAGGGGTAAGAGCCTGGCCATCAAGACCTTGATTCAGTCACCGGACTATCAGGAAGTTTTCCCGATGGTTCGCCTCTCCAAGGCGAGAACAGCAGACGAGTTGTGGTCGATTGATTTTGATTTTGCAGGAATTGATGTCAGAGGAGAAGACGCCTTTACCGTCGCCTGCGCGGGCCTGCGTGGAACCATTGCTTCCAAGAGAAGCAGTCTTGTGATTCTCGATGACCTGATCAAATCCAAGCAGTCCATTGCGAATCCAGAAATCCGCAGGGAAATGGAAGCCAACTGGAACAGCGTCATTGTTCCAACCATGTTCGAGGGCGCCCGCGCCATCGCCTTGGGCACCCGGTTCCATTTTGATGACATGTTTGCCACTACGTTCATCGAGCGCAATGGGTGGGCTGTCACGATCCAGGCCGCCCTTGAATACAACAACGACGGGGATGTGCGCTCCTACTGGCCACAAATGTGGGGGCTCGAATATCTGCTAGGGCTGCAGCGCAAGGACGGAGTCTCCTTTGCGTATCAGTACATGAACCAGGCGGTGCGATCCGCGGAGCTGGGGATTTCTCCTGAGTTGTTTATCAAGGGATCCATTCCCGACACGTTCGACATGATCGGCGTCGGGATGGACCTCTCCTCTGGCTTGAGAGAGCGCAATGACTGGACCGTGTTCATGCTCGGCGGCAGGGATGGGGAGAAGGGCTACTTGATTGATTACAGGCGAGTGCGCTCCATGGGGAACATCGAGAAGGTAGAGGCCCTGTGCGAACTCTTGGCCGACTGGAATTTGCTGATCCGAGATGGCACCAAGTACCGGCCTACTCGCTCTGATGTGATGATCTGGCCTGAATCGGTGGCCTATCAAAAATCGTTCCAGGGTGATTTCCAGAGGATTGCCCACCAAGACTGGGGCCTCACTAATCTGAGGGTGTCTCCAGTCACCGGGATTCGTGGTGACAAGCTATCCCGGTTCCGCGGCATTATGGGCCTATTCCAAACCCATCGCGTGATATTCAACAAGTACAGGGACTGGTCTGTCGTGCTGGAAGAGGTGCTGAACCTTGGGCACACAGCCCATGACGACTGTGCCGACGGAGTTCAGATCCTGCTGGACCAGTTGTTCAGGCGCGGTCCGGCAGAGCTCGAGTATTAGCCCCTTCTCTGGCGAACTTAGGATAGACCAATGAGCGAATACAACGATTCCCGGTCCTCCCCATTCCAGCAACTCCTGGAAGCAGCGCGCAGTCGCAAGGGCGGAAGCGGTGACACCACCGTCATCACTGGGCATCTTGCTCAGATGCGGCTTTTCATGATGCGCCAGGGGGTTGAGTTCTACCCTCGGCAGGATTCCTACGGATTCCGGAAGTCATTCCTGGAGAGGATCGTCGAAGAAAACGAGATCGACGCCAGGCTCGAGGGGATTGGAGATGACTTCGTGCTTGACGGCTTAGGGCTTTGGTTCTTTCGCCCGGTCAAGGACACCTACCGCATCATGTGGTTCACCCGTGACAACTACAGGTCCTACTACGACGCGGATGAGCAGATCGATGAGATCGACCTGATCTACTCCTACAACGAGCGCAGCCAGGCAAACAAGCTCAATGTTTCAACCACTGGCGGTTTCACGACGAAATGGGTCCGGCTGGTCGTTCGAAAAGACGAGATCATCGAGGAAATCAGTAACGAGAGGCCGTCCTTTGAGGACCCCATCGGAAGCCGCTTCTCCCCCTCCCTCGGCTCCGCTGCTGCCTCTTCGTCGGTTATCGGGAAATCGACTCGGACGACACGGAACTCCCTGGGCTTTATTCCTGCGGTCGAGGCGTTCAACAACATGCGCTCTTCCGGTATGGATGCCACCGGGGATTTCGATGGCCTGGAAGGGCACATCATGGTGCATGACTCCCTGGTTCGCAATATCCGCGAAAACATTCGTTTCTACGGCAACCCCACACTTGTTTCCAGTCGGGCTAAGCACGAGATGATGGAGTCCGGGGATGAGCAGTCTCGCCGGCCCACCATTGCCAGCAGGGCCGGTTTCGAGTCGACCGCTCCTCGCTCTAACTGGTCCAATTCAGGCGGAGGCCGCTTTGATTTAACAGGAGCCCCATCCCTGGGATCCAACATGAGAGTGCCTCGCCTGATCGCCAATCTCGAGGCCACCGACCGGGTGCAATACATCACGCCCAATGCGGTCAGCGGCGATCAGAACATGTATGCCAGGCAGTATCGGGAGGAGATCCGAACAGCCCTAGGCGGCGTCGATGAACTCGGCATTTCCTCCGGCGCGACCGCCTACGAGATCAAGAGCCTCTTCGGCCGTGCGGCAACAACGGCCCTCAGGAAGTGTCGCGGGTTGCTGACCTACGGGTTGTGCAAACTGCTAGGCCTGATGATCCATCACGAGGAGAAAATCTTCCGCGACTCCTTCTCTGCTGCATTAGGGATTGCGCCGCCAAGTGCGCCAATCTTTGAGCAGTTTGAAGCCGATGGCGCTACTGCGGAGTATGAGGAGGCGGAGCGTATCTACAGAGAGGAATACGCCGCCTGGGAGCAGGAGATAGAGGCCAACCTCTCGGAGGCACTGGAGAACCAGGATCTCCCAGTTGGAGTTGTCGGGCTGATTCCTGACGGGGATCGGCGAGTGGAGTGGCGCTGGAGGGGGCCGGTCTTTGAGGAGAGCCCTGAAGACGTTCTCAACGCATCGATCGTGGTGCGGAACCTTCAAGAACTTGGGGTGGACTCGGTGGAAGCACTGAAGCATTTATTCCCTTCAAAAACAGATGAGGAACGCAGCGCTATGCTGTCAGGGTATCCATTCAGGATGGCCCAGGCCACGCAACAGAGCATTGGAACATTCCTCTCGCTCATCGGGGACATGCAGCAGATTCCTCATCCGCAGCAGCCCGATCTTCCACTCCTGGCAGACCCCAGGCTCGACCTGGTTCCATTCGTTTATCGGGCTTTCGATTTCCTCAAGCGAGAACTGACCTATGCAGGACAATTCAACGATGCCGCAGGTGCCTCAGGCCCCAGCGAACTCGATGCCATCGGTAGAGCACGCGCAGGCGCCGGTCTCCCCGCAGAGCTACCAGGCAGCAGCGGCCCCTTCTTCCTACCAGACAGCACCCGGTCCAGCACCGCAAATGGTGGATCCGTGGCAGGCGGCTTATCAGCGCCTGAGCGGCGGGCTGAACGGGATGCCCCAATCCCAGCCCCAGGCACCGTATTGGCAGCAAGCGCCACAGGCGGCTCCCTCCCCGGCCTACTACCCTTCGCCTACAACCAGCTACCCAGCGGCGTTCAGTACGGGGATCCCGATTTCGCTGCCCCAAGTAACGCCGGTTTATTCGCCGAGCTATCCGAGCGCGCTGCAGAACGTGCCAGCGCAGTACGCCCCGACCCAGGCCCCGCAAGAGGTCGAGGACGGGTACCTAAGCGGCGTAAGCAACGAAAGTCTTGAGGTTCTTCAGCACTTTGGCGCTGAGGCCCCGGCCCTTCTCAATCGTTACGCCTGCACCGTAGAGGATGCCCTGCTGGCCCAGGCTGAGCAAACCGGCACCACGATGCAGCAATTGCAGCAACTGGCGCAGAACATGAGCCAAATGGAGGTGATCCTTAATGCTGCCATTGAAGACAACAACGCCTACAACCATCTGACCACTGATCCCGACCTGCTGGCTGATTACGTCAACGACTTCTTTGGACCCGAGGGCCCCGCTCCTGTGGAGCTCCCCCAGGACCGCCTGCGTGCCGAGGTAGAGGCCAACCAGCGCCCCTATCAGAGGCCCGAGATGCCCATGCCCGCGCCATCTGGCCGTGGCGGTGGCGTCAATCCAGAGGACTTCTGGGCTCAGTTCAACCAGGTAGCTACCACCAGGCCCGACCAGCTCTGGATGTTGCTGGATCAAGTCCAGAGCCAGGCTCCTGAACTGCTGACCTCTAAGTGGCTCGTGAGCGAGGGCTGAGATGGCCAACTTCCCCGCTGGAGCCATGCGCCCTCCCAATACTGGCCCACAGGGCCAAGCTATTGGTGCCTTTGACCAGATCCAGAACAGGAATCAGCAGGTCAACAATCGGGCGCGCTTGCTCATTCCCACGGCCGACACTGCAGGCATCAACACTGTCACCGATGGTGCTCGCGCCTTGCAGGTTGCCAGCAACACCCAGGAGCACCAACTCCGAACTGCTGCCAATGCAACACTGAACACCCAGGCGGCGCAGAAATGCTGCCTGGATGGGCGACTGAACGCAGCGTCGAAATACGGCCAAGAGGAATACGTGCCTGCGATGTACAGGCTGGCAAATCTTCTCTCTTCGGCCTAGGGGTAATACAAGGCAATCATTTGGCCTAGGGGGAATACAAGGCAATCGGGATGCATGCCAGCTGTGGCTAGCATGGGACTACTCTCGCGGTAGACCATGCGCCTTGCTGGCAGCCCGGAAATTTACGAGGCGCTAGCCAAGCACTTCGTCAGCGACGATGTGCCTCGTCCAGCCGCAGAACACATGGCCGCAGAGGTCATGGTGCATGGGGATGACGCCGACATCCGCATTGATGAATTCATGCGGTACTACGGAATGTACAAGGATAAGGGCTTCTCCGATCAAGCCGCCCAGCACCTTGCAGTCGAGGCACTAGAGGGAGAGGGCGACCCTCCGGCCATGACGCGGCGATTCGCTGGCACCTACGAAGACTGACATGATTTCCCTGCGCCAATACGCCATCCACACATCAGAAGAGCCTCATCAGTTGGCCTTCTGGGATGCCTTGGAAGCTCGCCTAACCCCAGAGCAGCGAGCTCTTTATGCCGATGGCGGCGAACTCCGAGAAGGTGTCTGGAAAAAACCACCACAGGAGCGCCCCGCCGATGAGGTCAGGGCCGAGGTCAACGAGTGGAAGACCAAGGTCAAAGCCCTCAAACTCAGCCAGCCCGATGTTTTCACCTGTCAGGCGGCTTGTATTGCCATGGCAGTGCGGGATCCTGATATCAGGGACATTCGCCGCCGGCTGACCAGTATCGGCACAGCTGGTGATCCGGCAGTCATGGCCCGGGTCATCAAGGGATACGACGGTGTCGCCCATGCCTACACAAGCAACGCCTCTTTGGACGAGGTTTACCAGTGGCTGAAAGCAGGAGAGCTGCTGATCACGCATGGTTGGTTCACAGGCTCTGGGCATGTAATTGTGCTTGATGGCCTGATGCGGGACCACAAGAGCGATCGATACCTCATCAACGTGGCGGATCCATGGTCGGAGTTCTTCGCACCGGCCTGGAAGTATCCCGCGTCTGGCGTGAAATTCCATGACGGCTTCTATACGGAGCCTTGCATTTACGCAGCCTGTGTTGCCGGTGCGAGCGTGAGTGACGCCCGCAATGTTTACCGTTCAGGCAAGGTGGACCGATCCCGTAAGGGGATGTGGGTCCATCGCATCACAACTCTTTGATAACAATCTGCCCAGTGGCAAAGCGATACACGTCACCCGTGGCGACAACAGCTGCGGGCGAGAGTAGGCCGTAGGTAATGAAATTACCTCCAGTAGGTGCATCCCAAATACCAAGATGCGTGACGGTCTGAGCCGAAGCGGCTGAACTGGAAGCCGTAACCGTGGCCGTATTGCTGACCTGGAAACCCCCTCCCGCGCTAACTGCTGGCACACTCAAGCTCGAAGTAGCCAAGGTAGTCCGCCCCCCAGCAAGAGCCGTACTGACATCACTATTGACCCCGGAGGAGCCGGGATCCGCGGTGTGGTGGCTGAGGTACACATTGCTCAGTGCCGCTGGAAATGTAGTTCCCCGGAGCCAGTTGAGCTTATTGGTGGCGTGGTATTGAGAGGATGGCATGAATGAGCTGGCAGTCAACCTATTCTGACAGGTCGAGACTAGCCATAAGGGGAGAGAATTGTTGGTGATGCGGTGATCGTTGTTTCCCCCTCTATCAAGATGCTGGGCTCCAGGGTTTGAACTGCGCGTGCCGTGAGTTCAGTGCTCATTTCGATAGCCGCGGAACCTGCAGATAGGGCTGCCCGGGCCAGGATCTGAGACTCCATCTCCAGGACAGCCTCCGACTCGGACAGGGGTATTACGGCAAGCTGAACCCTGTAAGGAAGTTCTGCCCACTGGCTGCTCGAGACAAGGAACCAATACTTTCCAGGTGGCAAGAGGATCCCGTAGTTTGATGTGAACGGCTCGTCAGCCTCTGCCTCGCTGGCTAGGACAACTGCGGAGCCGCCATCGCGCAATGCATAGTCATAGGTGGCGTAGCCCCTTTGCCAGTAACCGGCGTTGACATAGCCAAGGTCAACCGAATAGGGAGACTTGAGGACTTCCACCGGATAGAGCTCGGAGCCTGCAAAGCCGTCATCGCCAAGGGCGATAGGCCCAGCGTTGTTACGCAGGCTGACCATGACGTATTGATCGGTGTATTTGTTGATTCGGATACGCCTGAGGCCAATTCGAGAAGGGACCTCTATATCAAAGGAAAAGAACAGGGTCTGCGTCCCGCTTTTCGCTCCGACGACACCGCGAAAGTCGAGCTTGGCATTCGAGATTGGGCCTAGGTCCCTAGAGTCGTGGACAGAGTTGTACTTGACGTAGGCCTGGCGATTGAAGTCCGGCCGTGTGCTGTCACTACCGCCATAGGTGCGATTAGCAAGCAGGACTGAGTCGGATTGATCCACAGCGATTTAGAGGGGGTAGGTACTGTCAAGACGCCCAGCAATGAGGGCCGAGCGGAACTCAGTCAGCTGATCTGGAGTGAACGAGCCGGCGGATAGGACTGCGCTGATTCCTCTTTGAATGGCAGGCACGTTGGCGCGACCGTTTTTTGCATCCCCTAGAAGGGCGATGAACTCAGTGGCCAGAGTGTTCAGTGGGAGGCTGGTGAAAGACTGCTCACGGATAGATGCATAGACAGAGCTCTCAATCAGGGAATCCCAGAACGCCTGGTAATCAGGACCAGGAGGTGAGGAAGGAGCTGACGGGTCCGGGGTGTTGCCCTCGTCCAGCCACTTCTGAAAGGCGATGTAATCTAAATTCTGGGAGTCCGAAGGGATCAATACTCCATCCTCCAATCGAATGACGGTATCGCTACCGGTGAGCTGGTACATCATCTGGACTAAGGACTCTTGCCCAAGACTACAAGAAATTGATCTCAGCATCGGCAGCGACCTGGAAATCGGTCGCATACATGTCACCTACGTTGGCGCTTCCCTGGATGACGTGCCTGGCACCAAAAGGACTTATGCTCTCAATTCGGTGCCCGTTTGAAGTGGCGATGTTACCGAGAAAGCCCGTACCCGCGACAAAAGCAACAGTAGGCGCTGCCCTCATGTTCACTGGCCAGGTGATGGGTGTCTCCACGAAGCTGAACCCAGCGTTATATCCACGAGTGGCGGCAAGGGCAACGCAATAGTATCTTTGACAAAGCGCGAGCTCCTGCTGAGCGGGTCTTCGCCAGAACTGAGGGTCACCAGATCCCGGCACCACTTGTATTTGTGCAATGTCGTAGAACCCGTTTGTGATCAGACTATTGTTCATGCTATTCATTTGCGCTTGAGTTTGTTGTGTCCCCTCAAAGCCAGATGGGCGAGCGGAATAAGCGTTCCCATGCTGCCTCCAGGTTCCGAGAGACCAAGCAAATTTTATATCAACCTGATACAGCCAATTGCTCAGTGGCTGTAAAGCGGCTTCACCAAGAGGGGTGTAGGCTGGATTGGTCTGCGTTGTAATGACCGCATTTGGATTGTACGCAGAGGCTACAACCTGCGCATAGGTTGGCATCGTGTATGTATGTGTAAACTTTTGCCAAGATGTCGTAAGATTGAAGGTTTTGCATATCGTGGGAGTCCAGAATGGCGCTGCACCAATGCGGTAGATTTGGGATTCAGAAACTACCTGAGTCGCAGCAGAAGCCCTAGCCCAGAAGGATAAGGTCACTGTCTGACCAAGGATAGATGCCGCGTCCTCAATGCCTTGGAGTGCAAGAGCGGTCAGACTGTTCAAGCCTGTTGTCCCGGCGGATACGTTGCTTGTTGCAAGCCTTTGATAGTAGCTAGCGTTAAAGTTTGCTAATTCAGTTGAAGTGCATGCCTGTCTTGAAACGGTATAGGTGCCCGAGGCGTTATTAGACGCTACAAACACAACAGCGGAACCCCACCTATCGGCAACCTTTGGAGGACCAGCTGTCACGGCGACCGACCCCGACGAAGTGCGCCGCTGCCATATGTCAAAGTTTCCATTGGTGATCAGGTTGCTTGCAGTGGCGACACCCGGAGCCGACACACCTGCGTTCATCACTGCTGTCAGCCTCCCCTTCGCGTCAACAGTGAAGGTGGGTACCTGAGACGAGCTGCCATAGATTCCTGGCGTCAGGCCTGAGACGGTGGGCAGATCCGCTGTAGCCAGGGTTCTGAAACCTGGCGTTGCAGCACCACCTGTGACAGGCCCTGCAAAGACGAGATTGGCCTCTTGAGTATTTAGAGCCCCGGTCAGAGTCCCAGAACCTGTTACGGGGCTATTCGAGACCGTAAAGATATTCGGCAGGGACAGTCCAACACTGGTTACTGTCCCGCCGCCTCCACCTCCGCCGACTGGAGGTGCTGCCCAGCTTCCATCGGCGCGCAGGAAATTGGTTGTCCCACCCCCTGAGGCAGGAGCAAACCCGGAGGTCGTGTTGTTGAAAACACTATGGGAATGGGTCGGGATGTCGGCTGCAACAAGTGTCCTAAAACCTGGCGTTGCAGCATTACCGGCAGTGGGCCCTGCAAAGACGAGATTGGCGTTTTGAGTATTTAGAGTCCCGGTCAGAGTCCCAGAACCTGTTACGGGGCTATTCGAGACCGTAAAGATATTCGGCAGGGTCAGTCCAACACTGGTGACTGTTCCGCCGCCTCCACCTCCGCCAACTGGAGGTATCTCCCAGTTCCCATCAGCGCGGAGGTACCTGGTTTGCCCACCTGGTGAAATAGGAGTAAACCCAGCGGCAGTAGTGGAAAAAACACTATGGGAATGGGTCGGGATGTCGGCTGCAACAAGTGTCCTAAAACCTGGCGTTGCAGCACCACCTGTAACAGGCCCTGCAAAGACGAGATTGGCGTTTTGAGTATTTAGAGTCCCGGTCAGAGTATTGGAACCTGTTACGGGACTATTCGAGACCGTAAAGATATTCGGCAGGGCCAGTCCAACACTGGTTACTGTCCCTCCACCCCCACCCCCACCGACTGGAGGTGCTGCCCAGCTTCCATCGGCGCGCAGGAAATTGGTTGTCCCACCCCCTGAGGCAGGAGCAAACCCGGAGGCAGTACTGGTGAAAAGACTATGGGAATGGGTTGTAGGTGTCCTGGCATCAGTCAATCGGGTATCGCTCCCGAGCACGACCTCGGTAGCGGCGGCATTTGTGCTCCCGCCGCCTCCCCCAGTTCCCTGGATGCCGGTCATCTTGAGCTCAGCAATCTGCATGGATGCTGCGCCGCTGACACGAAGCGTGGGGAATACCACTCGGTACTGCGTCAGTGAAGGCAAACTGCCGGGGAGCGTGATTGACGCTGAGTCGGTCTGCCTTGCCGTAGGCAGGCTCAGGGAACCGGAAGTTAACAGCTGCCAGGATCCGCTTTGGAATCCATAAACCTGGTAAGAGGCAGGGTCTCGTTCGGTAGAATCATTTGCTGTTGTAATAACAAATGATGTAAGTTGTGTTGCCGTCCCGTATGAGAACTCCAAGCCGGAGTTAGCTCCTCCAGTGTTGCGATACTTAGTGGTGACATTATTATCAAAGGCTTTATCGGCTTCCTGAAACAATACGTTTCCGTCCCCATCCCCATCGAGGTCGATTCCTGAAACCGAGGCCGGGGCCGGAAGAAGACTGGGAGTGCTGGAACCGCCTCCCCCTGAAGGGACATTGCGGGTTGACGCAGTCCCCAGGCCGCTGACGGCGGTATTGGCAATGGAGATAGCCGTATTGCTTATTGCGGTGATTCGACCCTTTGCGTCAACAGTCAGCGTGGGCACGCTTGACGCGCTGCCATAGCCCGCTGCCGTCAGGCCTGAGACATTAGGCAGGTCTCCAGCAGCCAAAGCCCTGAAAGTGGGCGTGGCCGCAGTAGTGCCAGACGATGGACCGGCAAGCACCAGATTGGGATTCTGATTACCGGTAGACAGCGCATCTGTAATCCCGTAACCGGATATAGTCGTCGGAGTGCCGGTTATTGTGGACCACGCCTGAGTGTGTGCCACGGGTGTACGAGAATCACTGAGTCTGCTGTCGTTACCTTGACAGAAAGAATTCGCAGTGTTTCCAAATGTACCTGTAGTTAGCAAGCCACTAGTTGTCGTAATGATTGGTAAGT